CGCGGCAAGAGGGGATTGCGCCGGGGGCTGAAATGGCGGCTGGACCTGAGCGACGGCCGGGACTGCGACGAGAAGCGAGGCGGCGAAGATTAGGCGTTTCATGGTCATCCTCAGATTGTTAGAGCGCAAAGGCAGCCGGCGGCGACTCTATGCGATTGGCTTGCCCCGGCGCAATGCCGTAAAGGCGTCTCAGGTGCTCACGGCGATAATTCCTACGCTCAGCAGTTTTCCTTTCTTCCGTCCACGTTTTTCGCACGCTGCGCATATGCGCAGCTTCGCGTGCCTTAGTTGCCGGGCGCTGCTTGTACTCCGCGATCTTATCAGGATGGCGCTGACGATATTGCTGAGACTTCAAACGATGCCGTTCCCGCTCCTTAGCAACGCGTTCCTCAACCGTCATATCGAGTTTTCTCACTGGATAATCCTGACGTTATAATTCGACGCACCTGGCGTCCCAGCGATGAAGCCGCAGACCTTGACCGTCACGGTCCCGGCGGCGGAGACATATGCGCTCCAATCAAAGCCGTCTCCGGGATATGTTACAGGCGACGCGGCGGCAACCATCGCGGTCGTCGCGCCGGTTACGGCGACGGTCCCGGAGGTGCAGGCCCCGGCGACTAGCGCGCTGCCGCCGATGCTGGCGGTCGTGCCGGAAAGAGAGCCGACAGAGTTATTGCACGTCACGGCGCCGGTCGATGGGGTCGTCCCGAGCGCGGTGCAGCCGGCGGTGTAGGTGGCGTAATCCAAGACAAACGGCGTCTCAAGCGAGAACCCCCCGGCATTGTTGAACCTGGCGCGCTCGGTTCCCCACGGGGCATCAAAGCGAAGAAAGGTCGTTCCACCAGAGGCAAGGATGACCTGATCGCTATCGGCGTAGAGTCGTCCCGAATAGCCGGCCGATGTGCCGCCGACGAAATAGGAGTTGCTGAGCGAGCTATCGTATTCGGCCGCGCTGTCGATTGCTCCGGTTACGTTGAGCGCCCCGCCGATCCCGGTGCCGCCGGTCACCACTAACGCGCCTGTGGAACCCGACGTCGAGACCGTAACGTTGGTCGTATTGATCGTACCGGCCGTTTGAAGCGGAGCGAGCGAGGACGCCAGGATCGTGCCATACTTGCCGCCGCCGAACCCCGTCATCTGGTTCCCGGCCTCGACGACGTGCGTCGCGTTGCCGCCAATCCCGATCCCGGTCGTGCTGCCCGTCTGATTGTTGTTGTTGAAGGCATTGCCGGAGAGGACGACGTTGTCGCCGTCCTGGACATTGATGACCGGGAAGGTGCCGGTGATGTAGTCATTCCCCACGTTGTTCGCGAAAGTGATGTTGCGTATCCAGCCCGGCGCGGAGCCGGCATCGACGCAGAGCCGTTGCGCCGTCGCAAGGCCGGGATTGGCGACGATCGAGAACTCGTTCCCGGTGACGATGATATTCGCCCACTCGATCCCGCTGACCGCCTGATGCACGCGGATTGAGCAAAGCTGCGCATTTTCGATCGAGGCACCCGAGATGATCCATGTCCCTGTCGGGCCGAAGAAGGCGTTGAACAGCACGGCGTAGTTGGCGTCGCCGAGGCCACGCGCGGAATACTGCGCCGAGCCGCCGCCGAAAATCTCGACATCGGCGTTCGCTGAGGCCGCCCCGCTGTAAATGATCGCTCCGTCGTAATTACCGCTGGCACCGTCGTCCGGCTGCGCCGCGCCGATCGCGGCAATCCCGTCGTGCTGCCATCCGGCGTATTCGCTGCCGGTCGTGCGGGTCTCGACTGAATTTTCGCGGCGCTCGCAATCCCACCATCCGGCGGCGCACGTCACGTTCTCAATGACGGCATCTGATCCGTAGGTATTGTAAACCGGATGATTGACGCTCGCCTTGAAACTCAACCCGGCAGCGAGTGTGATGACCTGGCCCACCGGGGTTCCGCTAACGGTGGTCGTTTGATAAAGGCCATCGTCGCGCTCGATCTCAAGCTGGGCGCCATTCGGGAAGCAGGCCGCCACGCTGGCGCAGCCGCCCGGCGTCGCCACGGTGATCGTGGTCGCGGCCGAAGCTGAGTCGGCAGTCAGCACGCTTTTCGGCCCCGAGATCGAGATGGCCGCCGCGTTGTCATAGATCATGTTGAATGTAGCGCCGGTGCCGGCACCCGAAGACGAGCCTTGCGCGACAGGCGAGGTCGCAGTCGGCGCGACCGAATAGGAGCCTGGCGTGACGATGACGGCGCCGGTCACGGTGCTGCCCGAGAGTGCCGTCACCTTCAAAACCGTGGCTGTCGTGAAGGTGCCGCCCGTCAGTGTGATCGTATCATTGACCGCGTACCCGGTTCCCGCCGCGCTGACGCGAGCATAGCTGGCGCCGCCGACCTGCGTCGCCTGCCCGCTCTTGTCGATCTGCATATCGGTGAGCTTGAACTGCCCGAAGCCGTGAAAGGCGAACAGGTCTTTCCCGGCCATCGTCCCGGTGCCCCGCAGCACGAGGCCGCCCGCATTCAAGCCGGAATTCCCAAGCGTGCTGCTGCCGTGTATCCAGCAGCCGTTGGTGACATCGATCTGGCCGCTGACATCGTAGAAGTCGTTCGGAATGTAGACCTCGCCGGTGTGAAAGACCGAGCCGGGGTTGCTGTTGCACGCGGCTGTCACCGCGGCTTGCAGGGCCGTCGTGATATCGCTGCCGGCGACCGCGCCGTAATCGGTTATGACGTTGACGCCGTTGCCGGCGCCGGCGCCGAAAGTGGCGCGGAGGGCAGACTGACTTGTCGCCGCCGTCAGGATCGCCTGCGCCGCCGCCGAGGTCGCGCCCGCACCCGAGAGCGGCATGCCGCCGGTCCCGACAACCGTCGTCTGCGCCAGCGCCGGAGACGCGCTCAGCAGCAGCGCGGCGAGGAATGCCCGTATTCTCATTGCGCGCTCCGAATGGTTACCGGCGAGTTTGCCCCGCCCGCAATGCAATTTACCGCACCGATCGGCGCGCTCCCGTTCTGCCAGAATGCCGACACGGCGGGCGCGATCGTCGATGAGCCGGCCGCGTTGAGCGCCGGAGTGCACGTGCCGTTCGGCGCCGCGACGCAATAGGCAATGCTGTTGGTCGTGCCGGCGTTCTCGATGTAGAGCGTGCGGCGAGCGCCGTTCGGCGGTACGCATTGCTGCGCGGCCGTGCCAAGCGTTGCCGAGTAGTCCGTCGTCGAGAGCGCCTGTGCCAGCGCCGGGCATGGCGCGAGCGCCAGCAGCGCCGCCGCGACAGCCGCGAATGCCGGTCTGCGTTTGCGCATGGTCAGAACTGCTGGTCGGGCGTGGTTTCGCTCGCCAGGCGCTGCGTCAGCGTCGCGAGCAGCACGATCCCGTCTTGGAGCAACGCCCCCGAACTCGCGAACGAGGTCGAACGGCCCGAGCCGGCGTTGATCTGGTTCACGACGACGGTCAGGGTATTGCCCGAGCCGTCCGTGATCACATAGGTCGTGATCGTGCCGGTCGCGGTGGTCGCGACGGTCTTGGTCTGTCCGGCAGCCATCGGCGCCTCCTACGGCTGGACTTCGGAAGCGAGCTGGATCAGAAGCACGGACAGCATTTGCACGCCATCCATGTGCAGCCCGGTCGTCGCGATCGAAATGGTGTAACCGCCGGGCAGCGGCGGGAAGGCGGTCACCGTGCAAGTCACGCCGAGTTGGTCCGTGATTGTATAGATCGTGTTCGAGCCGCTCACCGAGCGCGTCTGCGTTGCCATGATCATGTCCTTTCGAGGATGTCAGGGAGGCGGCGTCAACCGCGCAAGGCTGGCACAAACAGGTCCAGCACGATCAGCAGCACGGCGATGTATGGCAAAAGCTTCTGGCATACATCTTCCGATCGCATCCAGCATTTGAGCACGTCGTCATGATCGAGGCTCAAATCAGCGCGCGGATGACTTGGCCGAACATCAATTACCTTCCTTTTCATGCGCCGTGACGCGCTGCTTGGCGTCCTGGACCGCGGAGTCGATTTCGCGCAAGCGCTTTTCGATTTCGCCCTTGGTGCCGGCGACGTGATGCGCAGCATCGGCCGGGCGATCATGATGAGCGGTCGGCTCATGATGCGCGGCCGGCTTGTCATATTGGACCGGCGTCGGCACCGGCTGTGCGCCGCACCCCGCCAGCAGCAGGATGAAGCTAATGATGATGGGCATTTTGCGAGGCCGCGATGAGAACGCGGAGGTCGCTCAACTGCTGGGAAATGGCGTCCAGCCTCGTCCTCATGTCGCTTGCAAGCGCTGAGTTGTCGTGCTCGTTCCGCTCCATGCGCGAGTCCAGGCCGGAGACACGGGTGTCAAGCGACCCAAGCCAATTGCTCGCCCCGATGCCCGCGACAAACAGAGTCACCAATATCGCCGCGAAGCCGTACAGCGCGCCGCGGCCGGTACATGCGTGCGGCCCTTGCGGAATTTCATCGTCCAATTGGCACCTCTCTTCCGAGGGGGGCTACGGCCGGCGCGCCACCACATGGAACCCCATATCTGGCCGCGCCACCGCATCCCAATCCTGCGGCCCGTTCCCGCTGCCGCGAACGTAATCGGCATGAACGAACGGGCTTGGCCCCGGCACCAACCCGGCGGCGCACAGCCGAGCCTCCCACCATGAGCGCGGCCGGATCGATACATGCCAGCGCGCGCCGCTCGCCGGGTCTTCGTCCGGGAAGGTCGCCACGCTTGCGACGAACATGCCGCCCGGCGCCAGGTGCCGGACGATGTTGTCAAAAAGAAGCGGCAGATCGCCCTCGCGGATGTGCTCGAGAACGTCCCATGCCGTGATCACGTCAAACGGCTCGCCGCTCACCTGGAACGGCTTGGCGATGTCCGCGGTAAACAGGTGATCCGGGATCACCCGCCATTCCGCGCGCCGGGTGCGTTTCGAATAGTCGCTGCCGTCGATCCCGACCGAATAGTGCCCGGCGTCGAAGAAATCCCGCACTAACCCGCCACCGGCGCATCCCAAATCCAGATGCCGCACCGGTCGGCCGAAAATGCGCCCGCAGGCGTCAACGAATGCCGGGCCGTGCGTGTTGTCGTTCGCCGTGCCGCGCGGATAGCGATGATCATCGCTGTGGAGCGCGAGCGGGAAGCTCGTCACGACTTCTGTCATGCCAGGATGGTGCCCTCTACCATCTGTCGCCAAGACGGATGCGCCCGCACATAATCGTTTGCCGCCGCGTGGCGCCGCGCCAAATCCTTCAACGCCAGCACCCGCGGGAAATTCCGGCAATCGTGGAAGCCGAAGCTGAGCCGCGAAGGCCCGTGCTCCAACGAGAACTGCGCCGCCAGCACTTCCGGCGCCCAGCGAAAGCCCTCAGCCTCAAGGTGCGGCCGATAGCGGCGGCACAGCACCTCATCCCACGGGAAGGCGTAGGGGTAGTCGCCGCGGCTGATCCGCTCGGCGAGGCGCCGCGAGATCAGCGAGAAGCCGCCGTTGCCGACGCGCGATGCCGCCGGATGCCACGGCCACGGCGCGCCGATGAAATCGCATTCCAGGAACTCGTCGGTCCACTGGCTCGGGTCGTTGATGCCGGTATCCCATTCGACGTTGAGGATGTGCGACGTGCGGCACTTGCGCCAGCCGGTTTCCCAAAGCTCGGCCTGCCCGAGCGGCTTGGCGAGGCCACCAATGATCGGATGAATGATAATGCCGGGTACATCGCCGAAGCATTCCGGCCGATCGCTCCAAACCTTGACCGCGCCGAACTTGACCGCGCCCATCATATCGCCGATCGCGAGCGCCGCCGCTTCGTGAGCAACCGCATCGTAGCAGCAAAGGGTCACGTCAGAGAGATTAAGCGGCAATCTCCGCCTCCAAAGCCCGGTGCACGTCCACCAGCGCGCCCATCCAATCGCCGGGCGCGCGCTGCGGGAAAAGCCGCCCCGCGTACCACGGGGCCATCGTACCGTCAGCCGCGCCCCACCATCGCCAGCAGCGCGTGAACGGCGACAGCATCCAGATCGGCTTTCCCATCGCGCCGGCAAGGTGCGCGACCGCAGTGTCAACCGCGATCACAAGGTCGAGCTGCCTGATGAAGGCCGCGGTATCCGCCCAGTCGGCGAGGCGCGGGGTCAGGTCGCCGATCAGTCCGGCGGCGCCGATGCGGTCGATATCGCCCTCGGCGTCTTCGCCCTTTTGCAGGCTCCAAAGCCGCACGCCGGGGATCGACGCCATCGGCAGGAACAAGATCAGCGGGATCGAGCGGCGCAGCGCGGTATCCAGGTTCCATTTCCCGCTCGCCCAGCAGATGCCGATGTTGCGACGCCCTGATCGGAGGCCGTCGAGTTCGATAGGCAAACGCCCGTCATCCTGAGCCGGCGCCCGCAGATACGGCGCCGGCCGGATATCCTCCGGCCGCGCATATCCAAGCCAGCGCAGCGCGCCGAACATTGGCGTGTGAAAATCGAACCGCGGCGAAGCATCGCCGGCATCGAAGGTTTCGAGCGCGACAACATCAACGCCGGGCCATTCCTGCATCGCCAGCAACCGAACGAGCGCCGCCGGCACCGCCATCGTCACGCGAGCGCCGCGCAGAGCAAGCTCGGGCGCGAGCCGCGCCAGCATGATCGCGTCGCCGAAACCTTGCTCCGAATGGAATAGGATTGTCTTACCGGCGAGGTCTTCGCCCTGCCATTCCGGCCAATGGTGGTCCCATGGCGACAGGTGCGTGAGGCTGTACCATCGCGCCTCGTAGGCCTCAAGCCCGTCGCCGAGCCGGCCGAGCGCCAGCAGCATGTGCGAGCGATCGGATCGCATCCCCTGCGATCCCGGCATTAGCGCCAGCGCACGGTTGATCGCGTCCAGCGCCTCGGCGTAGTCGCCTATGCGGTAGCGCAGCAGCGCGAGGTTGTGCCAGGTCACCGGGTCTTCCGGCGCTTCCTCGGCGAGCCGCAGGCATTGCGCCAGCGCCGCATCGTGCAGGTTCGCTCGCATCATCATGTTGGCGAGGTTGTTGCGCGTCGCGGTCGCGCCCGGCGCCAGACGTACGGCCCGGCCGGTCGCCGCGAGCGCGGCCGGGAGCATCCCAGCATCGGCGAGCGAGTTGCCGAGGTTCGCCAGCGCCGGCACGAAATCGGGGTCGATTCCCAGCGCCGCCAGGAAGTGCAGCCGCGCGCCCGAGGCGTCGCCGTCGCGGTGCAGCATCATGCCGGTGGCGTTCAGGTCGGCGGCGCTCGGCAACGCCAGGTCGCCCTATTCCTGGTCAATCGAAATGGTTATGGCGTCGTTGGCCCAACCGTCCCGCGGCCCGTGCCCGGGGTTTGAGTGGCCCGACATGCGCACCCTGAAGGTGTGAGATGGCGGCCCAAGGCTGCCCGAGGCGATGATGGCGACGGTCGCGGCGACGGCCGCATCGAACTGGTCACTGCATTCTGCGTTTTGGCTGAGAGCTGCGTCCTTCAGCTGTAAGAGCGCATCGTTGCTCGATTGGTCATAGGGAACATGCTCTGCGCTTACTGACCAACTCATGGACTCCTCCTATCCCGTGCTGCCGCTCTTTTAGCTGCCGACCCCCGTGTACGCAAAGGCAAATCCGAAGCTGATCGTGCCGTTCGGCGCCGTCGATGGCGTGATGCTCGCCGCGCTCGATGCCACGGTGCCGATCGTCACGTCGGCGCCCGCGTCAGTTTCCTTCAACACGGTGATATCCTGGAAGCCGGGATTGACGAGCAGCGAGAGCGAATTCGTGTCGTTGACCTGGACGCCGGCATTAGCCGGTCCCGCGAGGCCCGTGACGATCGCCGAGGTCATGCGCAGCACGCCCTTGGTCGTCGTGAAGGTGAGGCCGGTCGATGCCGTCACGGTGTTAAGCGCCGCCGTATCGACCTGCGCGGTGCCGTCGTTCGCGGTATAGGCGAGCGCGACAGCGCCGCCGCTGATCGCAACCGAGCCCTGCGCCACGATCAAACTGGCCTGGCGCGGAACGTCCGGCTGATGCGCGATCGTCAGCGTGCCGTTGGCGAGCGTCGTCGACGCGACGATCCGGCCCGCGGTCGCGGCGAGCGGCGCCGTAATCGGCTGCCACGCGGTCGCCTGGTTGACGTACACTGCGCCGGCCGCGAGCAGCGCCGGAACATCGCGGGTATCGACGGTCGCCGTCCCGTCCGCGCCGGGCACGACCTGGCCGCCGTTGTTGGTGTAGGCCAGGAACATCGGGCCGCCGAGCGCGGAAACGTTCATCCGAACAGTCGCTGCCATCGCACACCTCGCGCAAACGAAAAGCGCCCCGAGGCTGAGCCTGGGGCGCTGGGGATTATTGGGCCACGGACACCGGGTGCCCGTTTCAATTTGTCAAGCTAAACGCATTTTGTGGAAAAGGAAAGCGCCCATTTCTGGGCGCATGCTGCGCGCATCACGGTCCCGGCGGCGAGGGCCGGGTCGGCGGCTGTGTCTTTCGACCTTGGCCGGTGCGATCCCCTATTCGGTGCGTGAATCTACACGCCGCAGCCCACAAACCCTACGCCACCCGCGCCTGCGGTTCAAGCTTGCCGATCGGCTTTGCCATGTCGCCGGTCTTCAGCCATTCCTTGAATGCCGCGACCGACAATTCCGTCACCCCGCCGAAGTGCGCGCGCCCGTCCGCAGGGTCGTCCCAGCCGGCGAGATAATCGGCCAGCGCCTCAGCCTCGCTCTTGTAGCCGAGCATGCACTTCGTCTCGTCGAACTGCCCGGCCGTGTGCCCGTGCCGAGTGTTCGCGTGCACTTGGTCGATGACCCAGACGCGATCAGATTTCGGGTGCACCCCCATGTAGCAATCGACCTGCATCCCGTCGTTGCCGAGCGTGCCGCGGATGTAGCCGTAATGCGCCGGCATCACGACATGATGGTGCACGCCCTCTGCGTCGGTCACGTGCCGGGTGCGGCCGGAGGCGTTCTCGATCGTCAGGTCGAGTCCGTTCCACGCGATATGACCCTTCGGATAGACGCCGCTGTCGATTTGCGCGGGCGACGGATTTGGCAGCGCCTTGTCAGCCTCGCGAGCAATCTGGTTTGCCAGGTGGCCCTTGGCGACGGCGCCGTGCTTCTTCGCCCATTTACGCCGGCAAATGCCGCACACCAGCCGGCCACCGCAGGTCTTCGGATTGTGCTGCTTTGCCACCGGGTCGCCCTGATCGTACCAAACGAGACCGGTCCCGGTCGAAACCGTATCCGCCTTCGCGATGAACTTCGCGGCAATGGCCGGCGGCGTGCGCTGGCGCGCTGGCGGCTTGCCCTTAGCCCCGCCGCCGGCAGGGACTTGCTTGGGGTCACGCCCCCTCGGCGCGCCACCCGGAATCCCAGGAGGCAGCGCGACGGGGGCCGGCGGCGGAGTTGGTGGATTGAGCACGCTTTCGAGCGTCACGACGATGCCGCCGGCCGCAACCGTCGGCTCGACGCCCTGCCCGTCCGGCAGCGGTTCCTCGCCGAGGTCGGCCCGGCATTCGTCGCGCGAGCGCAGCCCGGAGTTAAGCTGGATTTGATGCACCTGCGCCTGCTTCAGCGGATCGACCTCGGGCCGCTGGTCCCACGCCATTTCCACTTCGTCATAGCCGAAGCGGTCCTGGATCAGATGGTCGATGAGGTCTTCCTTGACGAACTTCATCAGGGGCCGCAGCCCCTCTTGCTCGGCGGCATCCTGCGCCTGGACCGCGGTATCTCGGTTCATCTGGCGGATGAAAGGCGACGGGGGCACGCTGAACACGTAGCAGACCAGCCTGATCCACATCTCATCGATCGGCGCGTACATCTCGCCGCCGTTGGCGCTCTTGATCTCAAACGGCTTCATGCCGTCCGGGACGAACTGCACCTTCGATTTTCGGCTGAGGTTGCCGGAGTTCTGCGCGTCGAAATGCGCCTGGAAAGCCGCAATCTGCCGCACGCCCCACGCAGCCGGCACCGACATGATCATGTCGGGTATCGTGCCGTCTTCCCAATATTTGACCTCGTAGAAGGTCTTGCGAACGGCAGCCGTCGCTTCGCACAGGATCTGCGCGCAGGGACTGTATCCAAATACGGGTAAATAAGGCAAAGGCCGCATCGGCTTCCGTATAAGTTCAGTCTCGTCAAGGTTTACGATGGGCAAACCCTTGATGATTTGCTGATAGGCAGGCTGTGGCGCATCTGGTGTTCTTCCGGCGTCGTCGATCATCGGGAAAAGAGTCGCGGCATCAATTATTTCTGCTGTAATAGGACGCCCCATCCTGTCTCGGTTCCCGACATAAAGCGCTGGGCAATCCAGGATGAACAGGTCGTCCATCCACATGCGCATCCACTGGTCGAAAGAATGCTTACCGTCCGGCCGTTTCAGGAAATCGGCTATTTCCTTCGTCCATTTGCTTTCCTGTTTCGGCTTGCCGCGCACCTGGATCGTCCAGGGGATCGTGAGAAGCTGGTCCTTGCGTGTTTCGATGATCGCCGACAGAAAGCCCCAACTCGACCGCATCGCGCGGAGCATCTGGAAAAACTCGAACTGCTCCGGGATGAAGTTGAGGTTGTAGCCGACCGTGTAATCGAAGTCGCGCGGCCGGGTGACCGAGGGCGGCCCGTATGGCGCCACCGGCTGCATCGGCCCGAACCAGTTCGCCCCAACATCAACGTCGTGGATCGTGTCGGGCGGCTGCACCGGGCGCTCTCCGGTGTATTTGCTCTCGCCAGTGGGCTGCTGCTCAGTCGGGTGGCGCAGCGCCTCGGACAGCGCGGAGCGACGGGCGCTATCCGCCTGCCGCTCAGCCTGCGCGCTGCGCACCGGCGCCATGCGCGCGCCCGGCACCATCGCCGGCGTCTTCTGCATCGTGCGGGTCTGCGGCCCGCGGCGCGACTTGCGGCTCATGGTTCGGCCTTTTCAACCAGCGCGCTCATAAAGGATATTTTTGTCTGATTGAGCATTGTTGCCCGCGAGAGGCGCTGGAACTTTTCGGCCGCCTCGCTTTCGTTTCGAGCACGAATGACGGTAAGACCGCTGATCGTCCACGCAAATGCGAAATCGCTATAAAGGCGCGGCTGGTTGATGGCGCGATCGGTGAGGTACCGGGTGTCATTGGGCGGCAACACGGTGGCGCTCCCAAAGCGATGCTCCTTTGCCCGGGTTGATCTGGGCTGGCGCGATAAAGAAGCGCAACCCACTCCGGATTTCGACAACTTCATCGTTGCTGATCTTTCGATCAGACCCGCCGGGCACGACCTCAAACAGGTCGCGATCCGGTCCGATCGGCGTGGGAGGGACGTGGCGAAGTTCCTCGCCGGTCATTCGCTCTTTGTGGACCGCGTATTCTGTCCTGTCGATCTGGATACGATAGCTCCCTTCATGGTGGTGCTCGTGCTCGTGCTCGTGCTCGGTGCAATTCCGGCATGTCAGCGCCTCGCCGAACCTGAAATGCGTGCGGCAAACGACGCAAACCCACGGCTGCGCCATCAGGTCATCGTTCACAGCGCCGCCTTCCTCGCCTCGTCGAACGCGCGCCGAACATCGATGTCATCGATCAGCCGCACGATAACAGAGCGCCGGCTTATAAGTGCCTCGTCAGAACGATTGCGAACGGCATCGTCAAGAACGTTCCCCAAGACCTCGCGCGCGCGGATCAGCAATTCATCGGTCGAGGGTGCATTGTCGGTCACGATCTCACGCTCCCCCAAAGCCATCATGACACGAACCGACCGGATGACCGCACCCGCATCGAAGCAAGCCAATAACAGCACGCGCGCAGGAAAGCGCAGCGTCATTTGGCTGTAGCGGCGCACCACCGTCGCGGAAAGACTGCTCAAATGCCCCAAGCGCGAACGGCACGAGGGCCATCGCGATAGCGATTTCATCAACGGTAGCATTCACGGTGCCAGGCATCGACGCCATCAGAAATCCTCTCAGCCCCCAGCGGCTTGCCGCAATGATGACACACTTCCGGCGGCGCCTGCAAATCCCGCAGCGCTATCTCGTAAAGCTCGGCGCCATCAGCCTCAGCCGCAGGCCGATCCGCCTCAGCGTCCACGTCCTTGTGCCACGGCAATTTCCGAGCTTCCGGCGTCAGCCGCTCCGGCCGGCTGCGGTCAACCAGCGGCCGGCGAGCCTCCTCGGCGTAGAACTTCATCACCGCCTCGCCGCTGAAGCCGTCCACGGCCCCGGCATAGACCAAGCTGTCGCCCTTGTCCGGCGAACGCTTCAGCCGGTCCATGATTTCCTCTTTGCTCTCAACTTGCCACCCGCGCGTCGTCAGCTTGCGCCGGGGCGCCGTCAAGTCGGCGAGCAACTCGCGATCCGGCGGCAACGCCCAATCGTCGCCGTATTCCGGGTCGAGCGCCTCCCTGGCCCGGCAATACCATTCCGCCCGCTTGTTGTAGAAGCCGACCAGCCCCGAGCGGTCGCGCGCCGTCGATGCGCCGGAGCCGACCATGCCGACCATGTTGAGGCCGCTCATCTCGCCGATATCGACCGGCGACGACCCGACACCAATCACGTCGATTTGCACCGGCGTATGCTTGCCCGGCTTTTCCTCGAGCACGGCCTCAATGACGCTCTGCCCATTCGGCGTCAGATGGCCCGCGATCACCCGTTGCCGAGCGAACCAATAATCGTGCCGACGGGTGATGACCGTGCGGTCCCGCCCGCCGCGCGCCACGTCAACCCCGAGTGCAGACAGCACCGGCGAGGGCGGATCGTCCGTCCAGCGCTCCATCGCCATCTCAACCCACGCGGTCGGGATGACCTGGTAGGCGTCATCCTCAACCCCGGCCTGAAAATCGCCGTCGAGCATCTGCGAGCGGAACGGCTCGTCGAGCGCCTGCAGCGTCGCCTCGTAGCGCGTGCCGCGAAGGTAGATGTTGTCCTTGACGCGGCTCGGAATGAAGGTCCGCGACTGCGGCAGGATCAGGCGATCTCCGATGCGCATCTGATCAGGACCGTCAACCGCCATATCGCGACCGTTAGCGTCGGTAGCGTACCAACGCAACTCGCCGGGCTCGGCCGGGTGCGGGTGTTTCTTGTCCAGCCACGGGCCGAAGTAATCAAGCAACCACATACCGACCGCGCTCGTCGGCGGGTTGAACGCAATGACGGCGCGCGTCCGCTGCCCGCGAAGCGTCGTGCGCAACCACGCCAGGATGAACAGCACGACGGCGCGCGGAAAATGCTCGCCCTGGTCAAAGCCAATGAAATCGTGCGGGCGCCCTTGGAGCTTAAGCATGTCCGCGTCGTGGTGCACGCTGATGAATTCCAGCACGCGCGCGTCAGAGAAGCGCCAGCGGCCTCCCGTGCTGTCGGCGCGCCACGTTGCGCCGAGCGGTAGAAATATCTCGCGCGCTCGGTCGATCAGCGCCGAGAACTCGTTGCCGGCTCGGCGATAGATAACGCTGCGCTGATGCTGTTGATGGGCGATGCCGAGCAAAGCGTCGGACTTACCACCCCCGAGCGCGCCACCCAGGCCGAGGATATCCGCAGCGCTATTGTAGGCGAGTTCCTGCGGCCCTGGCTGCGGCGTCCAGCGGTCCGGCTCCTTCAGCTCCGCTTCGATCCTCGTCAGCAGCAAGCGTAGCTCTGAGCGAGGTAGCGAATTCAGCGAGCTGCTCTTTGGTAAGTCGCTCAATGACCTGCTCCAGGCTCAGCTTGCCGGTGTGCTCGATCGGCGCCAGGCGAGCATGGATATAGGGCGCCGCAGCCTTGCACGCGTCGAGAACGATCGCTTCGCGCGCCGGGTCGTGCCGATTGCGCGCGATAATCCGCAGCATTTCGTCGAGCGGCACGATGCCGGCAATCGAGATTGCCTCGGCGATCAGGTGCGCCGGCTGCGCGGCAAGCTCGTGGCTCTGCGGCGCGCCTTGCGTGCGATGCGTGCTGTGAACGCTGGGTCGCGTGCTGATCTTCGGCGGCGGCAGCACACGTTCGCCGGTCTTCTGCTCAATGCGCTGGATCGTTTTTGAAATGCTCTGGTAGTGGCAGGCGAGAGCCTCAGCGATCGACCGCATCGTTTCGCCGGCTCGGCGGCGACGGACAATCTCTTGATCCCGCAGGAGAAGATCAACTCTGTTGAGGAGCGGCTTCCCCATCGGACCGCGGGCGACAACATAGGGCGTTCCGGCAGGCGATGGCGCGGTGACAGGCTTCGGCTTTGCCTTCGATCCCTTCGGCCGGCCGCGCGGGCGGCCTGTCGGGACGTAGACGCTCATTGCGCCATCGCCGGCCGACGCTCGCCGCACCAGTCAGTCGGCGCGACGGTCTGCCAGAACGGTCCGCGCGGCGCATCATCATTCGATCGGGGATCGCCAGGCTCGGCGACCTTGCGCAATGGCCGACCCGGCTCCGCTTCGGCGAGCGACGGCGGAAAGCGGTGGCACGCTCCTGCCGCCTCGATATCGGCGACCGGAGCGAAATAGCGGCAGGTGGCGCACATTGGGCTTGACATGGCGCGCACCATACGCCGCGCGAGGATGGTTTGGCAAATCTTCGTATCTGATTACAATTTATCTTGCGCTTATCAAGAATGGCTGCACGATCACGGCTTCTAAAACGAACCGCCAACCCATCAGCGAGCGGCGCCTTCGGGCGCCGTTCTGCTATTCGATCTCCCGCGCCGAAACCCCTAGCAGCTTTTGCAGCGCCAGCATATCGCGCCGCCACAGCCGCGACGACGGATCACGCCGCGCCATCGTCTCAGCCGCGCGCCGGCTCACGCCGCCCTCAAACTCATAGATCGCCGCGCGCTCGCTCTCGTCATCCGTCAACGGCTCGGCCATTCCGTCCCCCCTGCGTCTAAATGAGAAATCTCTGGCAGATCAGACATTTGGCCTACCGCTGCGAGGCCTTTTCAGGTTTGCGCCTAAATGATCCTAACGCCCTCTGTTGTGCCGCATTGTACCGCGCGGTACATCTATTCCGCCGGCAACGGGTCGAGCTCGATCCGCCGCTCCCCAACGATCACCGTAACCCTGATCCCGTTCCGCCGCACCAAATCCAGGTGATGCGCAAACGCCGGCTCGCGCCACGCATTCGGATGCTCCGGCTCCACGTTGACGTACAGGTGCTTCGGATCGCTCACCGGGTCGCCCCGCGGTCCCAACACAACGCCGCTCAGGTTCGGCCGCATCTCGCGCGGCATCCGCTCGCCAGGGTCCGCCCGGTCCTGCGAGGCAAGCCAGTCGCACTTGAATTGCCCGCACGCGGCCAGCGCGGGGCATATGGGCGCCGTACAGCGGCCTAAAGCGTTCGGGCAGTCGTCGCACGGCTCCGGCGCTTCAGGCGCATCACCAGCCTCCGCGTGGGCATAATCGGGCATCTGCGGCTTCTGCTCATGCACCGCGCAGCCGCCGTGCGGGCGCACGCAGTGCCAGCACCAGGCGCCGCTCGGCTTAGATAGGTCAGTGATGCTGAGCAATCGACAGCACGAGTTGCAGGTGCCGCACGAGAAGGTCATTAGCGACCTCGCAGCAATTTTGTTTCGCTCGTCATCGCGCACCCGCGCCCACCCGCACACGCATATACACCATCCTATAAGGCCGGGGCGCACTTTAAGTCGGTGCACGTCTGCGCTGTCGCGCAGCGCCGCAGTCGCCGATCGCTTGCCGCTCACCGATGGCAGCGCATTTACCGGCAGGCGGGTACCAAGGCCAAGCGGCCCAGCGTGCGAAGCACACCACCAAACCAAGCCCGCCCGGTTCGCTCTGAACCATCGAAACATCAACATGAAGGCCTAACCGCACCGTCGGCGGCTGAGAGGGCGATGATGGTCGGAAGCGACGATCGAGTTCCGGCAAGCGCTACACGCAATAGCGCTGATGGAATGCGCTCCGCCCTCGCGCATGGAAGCCCTTAACGCGCGCCCGCGCGCCTGAGAGGGGCGGCGTGGTGCACGGGCTTCCCCGCGGAGGGCCGGCCGAGCATGCCGGGACTTCTTGCTCCTGGGGGCCTGGAAGGGGGCGTTACCCTCGGCTCGCTTACGGGGTGACCGGCAGAAAAATCTAAACGGTTGGTCCCCACTCGTCTGTCGATGGTTGTTTGCCACGGCGCGACGGTGCGAGATTTTCCATCAATCCCTCGCGGAAGGGTCACCGACTCAAAAGGGAAGGATGGATCAGGCTATGGAAATTTCATTCTCGTCGGCGGCGCTTGCTCCTGAATGTTAGAGGTTTCACCGCGATTGATCCGAAGCCTTTTTCGTCGCTCCATTTGCGCTTTCGCGGCGTGGCGGAGGGCGGAACGGCTTCGATATTGTGAGGACGCGCCAGCGCAATTTCGAAAGAAATGCGGGCTTGATTTCTTTGCGCCTTTGATATAGATGTCATTCTGTCTCCGCGAGGCGCTCGACACGCCGATGACCGGCAGACTGCTGCAAGCGCCGCGAGCTTGTCAAGCACAATTCGGGCCGCTCTGGGAAACCAGGGCGGCCCGTTTGCGTCATCGCCGTGCCTTCGTCCATGCGATTTGTTGTGATCTGATCCATTCCGAAACCGGCATAGAGATATTCGTCGGCAAGACAGATCTGGAGCGCGGCCAAACGCCTACCGCTTCGCGGTATTTGTGCGCCGCCCAGCCTGGCTTATAGCCGCGATCGGAGGCATAGCGAGCGAGTTGCGAATGGAATTCGCCAAGCGGGAAACATTGCCCGGAAACCTCGATCTGGCCTTTTCCGATCCGGCAAAGGCCGCCAGCCGTACGCAGTTCCTCAAGCTCGGCAGCGTCGTGCTCAATCACCTCGCGCTTACGAATAAATCCGTCCTCATTTTCCCATTTCGGCGCCGGCGGGGAGGGTTTTTTCTTCTCGCCGCGATCGAGTTCGGAATGGTGGATATCGGTCACAAACCCAAGGCGCAGCGTCGTGTCGCTGTGGTCGAGGATGAGGCAGTCGGATTTTCCGGCAGCCGTGCGCAGGCCGCGACCGATAATCTGGACGTACAGCATTTCGCTTTTCGTCGGGCGCACGAGGCTGATGCACCGGACATCCCAATCGACGCCCGTCGAAAGTGTTCCGATGTTGCAAACCACGCGGACGGCCCCGCTGTGGAAATCGCGCTTAATCCGCGCGCGTTCATCCTTTGGCGTGTCGGCATCCTGATAGGCCGCCGGAATGCCGGCGCTGAGGAAATCCTCTTGCATCGCCTTGGCGTGAGCGCAGTCGACACCGAAGACCAGCGTCGGCCGGTTCTCGGCGAGCTTCGTCCAGGTATCGGTCACGTTGCCGTTAAGTCCGACTTGGTTCATGGCCTCGGAAAGCTGGCCTTCGTGATAATCCCCGGCAACGATCTTGACGTGCGACAGGTCAGGATGCGCCGCGGCGAACACGCGGAACGGGCTCAGGTGACCGCGATCGATCAGGCCCTGGGTCGTCGCCGAGATGATCAGATCGTCGAAATGCTTGCCCAGGCCTTTTGTCCAAGGCGTTGCCGACAGCCCGATAAATGGAATGGTGCTCCATGCCGGATCGGCCATCCATTTTGCATAATGGTCATACCAGCGGTGGCACTCGTCGATGATGACGAGGTCGGCCTGCGGGTAGGGGCGCCGGGTCAGCGTTTGCACGCTGGCGATCTGAACCGGCCGCGACCAGTCCGTTTCCGCATGATCCGCCTGAATGACGCCGATATCGGCTAGGCCGTCGGCCCAGAAGCTTTCGAGCGTCTGGTCGATGAGGCTGAGCGCCGGCACGCAAAAGACGACGCGCTTATCCCTGTCGCGCGCGCTCCGCAGGATGTGCGAGGCAAGCACGGTCTTGCCGTAGCCGGTCGGCGCCTGCAGCACCGGGCGCCGGTGTCCGCTGCCCAGCGACAGGCGCAGCGCCTCGATGGCCTCAGCCTGATAATCCCGAAGCTCGCGCGGCGCTCCCGCTTTGCGTAGAAGGTCCGTCATCTGCGGGCTTGCGTTTCGTTCGGGGAAATGCGATTTGTCATGTACGCCTTGGCGAAGGCGGTTATTCCGAGACTGGGCTGACAGGCCCGCCGGAACGAGACAAGGCTAAACCGGGCGCCAAGCCCACGTCAAGCCCCTCGATGAGGCGCCCGCCCTTCCTTCCATGGGGATACGGCGGGCGTTTTCATGTCCACCTTCCGCAGCTCGGGCCGCTGGCGCTCGTAATCGCGCGCTCAGCGGTCTCTCACCAGCGTGGCAACGCTGATCGCGACCCGGCGCTCGCCGCGGTCCGCTTCGGTCGCTTCGTGGTATTCCGTCCACATTTCAGGATTTCACCTTATTGGGGATGCGCGCCGGTCTCCCGGCTTCCGCCAGCGCCGCGTCCAGCTTCGCCGCAAGCGCGTCCATGCGGTCGAACAGCGTTTCCGGCTCGGCAACTGACACGTGCGTCATCGACGACACGCTGGTCTGGTCGCGGTTGGCATAGATGCCGGCACGGCGGCGGGCGCCTATCACCGTGTTTTTCGTGACGCCGAGCGCGGCGGTGATCTCGCGGTCTAGCTTGCCGGCGCGGACAAGTCGCAGGATTGCCGCGGTCCGCGCGCCGGCGGCTACCATGCTGGCGCCAGATGATCGAGGCCGCGGACCTCGTGCGCCCGGAATTCGATCGCCGCAGAGGCGAGGAGAAGGACCGTCATTGCCTCGAACCATCCGCAATAGGCAGCACGGGAGTAGGATACCTCGTCGTCATCAGGGTCGAGGGCGATCGGGCAAAACGAGACCTGGACCCGCGTGTCCGGGTCGGTCTCGTAGCGCACCTTTGGCTTGTAGCGCCGGCCGTCCCATTCCGGCACCGGGCGATAGCGATAATCCGCGCCGTCAGGGATATCCGGCACGACGCCGGTGCGCCCGTAGCGCACGACCTGGTGCCCGTGCAGCCATGGCAGCGCCAGGACAACATCGTGGAGCGCCTCGGCGTCGGGGTGCACGTCCTCGGCCAGGATCGCCCGGCCGCGCCCGCCGTCTACCGCGCAACCGAGCTCGGCATTGCGTGCGACCGCGACGCATCCGTCCTGCGACGTGCGGCGTTGCGGCGGCAGATAGTCGCGCGGCCCGGATGCGCGCTCGCTGGCGTAGAGCGATCGGCCAGTGATCTCGATGATAAGCTGGGCGGAATAGGTCCATTCGACGAGCCATTCGAGGCTGACGGATTTTTTTGATGCCGGCAAAATTCCCGCCCCGCGGCAAAACCAGTGGTTCGCGCCGATGATTTGCGGCGAGCGGGGCGCCGGCGCAAGAAAAATCTGCGCGGCGATCTATTTCCTATTGCGTTATGCGTTAGGTTATGTATGATGGCGCTGTTGGATTTGGAGGACGAACCGATGACCGATTTCACCGCACCGCAGTTCTGTATCGGCTTCGACGGCGAAGCTGACCCGATCGTTTGGGGCGATCGTGACCCGGCGAACGTCGTCAAGCTGCCGAAGCCGGCGAAGGTCACCGGGACGCAGGCGCACCGGGCCACGGAAGCCGAGCAATGGGCTTACGGCGTCGAGTTGCGGATCGTCGGATCGAAATGGCGCCGGCAGATGCGCGCGCCGCACTATCCCGATATCGAGGCTTACAAGGGGCCGTACAAAACGCCGGAGCACATTGCGCACAAGGCCGCTCATACGCGCGCGCTCGGGACGCCGAAGGCCGCGGCACAGATTGAGAAAGCCTATTACGATTGGTTCGCGCAGCGGCCCGTCGCCGACGAGCGGATCGCGGCGTAATCAACAGCTTACCGTGCGGCACTTAATGTGCCGCCGCAATCGGAGGATAGGACGATGATCACGAAAATCATTCTGCACAACACCAGCGACGGCAGCTTTCCGAGCGTCGATACGGTTTGGGAGCGCTTCCGCGAAAGCGCCGTCGCTGCCGGGGTTCCGTTCGACGTGGCATCGCGCGTTTTCGAAGATGGGTGCGGCGGTGATACCGCAGCCCGCGAGTTGATTGAGAGCACCTGCAACGTGGAGTTTTCTATGACCTTCGATTATCTGTCGATAATCCCCGCCGGGCGGCAGCAGAGCGCCGGGCTATGGGGCCTCGCCGTCGCCGATGCGATCGGGCGGGAGTTTATCGACAGCGCCAGCGACGACGAGCGCCTGACCGCGCGGATCGCCTGGGCACGCCGCGAACGCATGTTCGAGCAATCACTGGGAAGGGATTTGATATGACCCGCGCTGACAAGCTGCGCCGTCTCGCAGCGCTCGAAATCGAGAACACGGAGCCAGTCGCGCCTGCGTCCGGCACCTTCTACCGACGCATCCTGGCGGCGGCTATCCTGGCCGCGAGCGTGTCGGGATGCGCAGGAGCACAAAAGATAGCGATAATGCCAACGCCAATTATTTGTAAGCAATTACTAGAGCTTGATCCGACATATGTCGGATATGGCGAATATCTTAATGAACTGAGAAACCGCGGCGCTGATTGCGCGGAATACATGAAAAACTATACGCCGGATTGAGGGAGGATTTGCCATGGAAAAGATCATAACCGACTTCGTCTATCCGCCGATCCCTGATCGCCGCTGGGATTGGAGCGCCTACCGCGACGGTTACGAGCCGGGCGAGCCGCTGGGAAGCGGTCCGACCGAACAAACGGCGATCGACGATTTGCTACAGCAAGAGGAGGATTTGCTATGAACAAGACCCCAGACCAGTGGGCGAAATGCTCGGCCGCCGCGATTATTTGCGGTAGTCCCGCTCAGGCGCAGAACGTCATGACGATGGCGCTCGACGACATCGCCGCGATGGCGCGCCGGATAGCGCGGCTCGAATGTGCCCTTCGCGACATTGCCGGAGGCATGGGAACGGCCAGCCCTCCGAATGCAATGCTGGAACTTGGCCCCGGCGCGTTTCATAAGGCATTTGTTCCGCTCTTGCAGAAATGTGCTCTCGAAGCGCTGGAGGATTTGTGATGACCGCAACACCGATGCTCGACAAGATTGCCGCCGAGGAATGTCTCGACGACAGCATGCAGCTTGTTGTGGCGCTTGGGGAACTGGCCATCTACCACGATACGGCGCTTCGCGGTCGCGGCCTCTCGGCCGAGCTTTGCTGCACAATTCGAGGATGGCGGATTTCATACAACGATGGCTATTCCCACCCGTCCATCCTATCGCCCTCATCTGGCGGATATTTTGCTTGCGCCGAAGACGCGATCCACGCGCTGCGCGAGAAGGTCGATGGCTGGATCGTCCGGGCCGAAGGCGAGGACGCCGCGCCGTGCACCGAGGCGGCGCGCAAAGCCGGCTGCACGTGTACGATCCCGGCAGCGCACTCGGCGAGCATCGACCCGCCGGAACCGCGCATTGATCGCGAGTGCCCCTTGCATGGGCGAAGCGACCCGGACGCCGAGCGGCAGCGGCGGATGGACGAGAGGATTGCCCGATGAGCGGAGACCAGAAAGATTTCTACATCCACCAAACCCTGGTCACAAAAATCCTCTCTCACGCGCATACCGCGCTGCTAGGGATTGAGAGCGAGGAAATCCCATTTGAATTGGGGGCCGCTGTCGTTGATCGTCCGGCGTTCGACCGCGCCATTGAAGCCCTCACGGCCATTGACGAGTTTGCCCGCGAGCACGGCCTCTCGTTGACGACGTTTCGAGCCGGCGCGCCGTTCAAAGAGGGGGACCTCGTTACGGTCAAGGGAAATTCTCATCTTGGACGTCACCGCGTGGATTCATGTGAATGGTTCACGCCGCGACCCGGCGCGGCCGAGCCTTATTGGCTCTGCGAATGCACGGAAATTCGCGACCCGATTGATTGGGAAAAGATACCGCCAGGCGCGACCGGGATCGTGGTCGGATCAAGCTGGCGCGGCGCAGCAACGCACCTTGAGCATGTCCCCTGCGAATGTTGCGGTGCCCCGCTTCTCGCTCCGGATTGCTGCCGGGCATGTGACAAGGCGCGGGCCGAAGGCGAGCGGTTCGTCGCAGAGCACGGAATACCGAAAGGACCTTGAGCAATGACCCGCGCCAACAAGCTGCGCCGCCTCGCGGCGCTCGAAGCTGAGAACGCGGAGCCGATCGCGCCCGCGTCCGGCACGTTCTATCGGCGCGTCCTGACGGCGACGCTGACAGGGATTGAAAGGATGCCAACATGACCTATCTCGACCAGCTTTACCGCGCGGAGGACGAGTGCCGCGCCCGGCTCGCGGCGGCGGAAGCGGCGATCCTCGCCGCCGACACCGGCAGCGAAGCGGATTGGCCGGCCTACGATCGCGCGTCCAAGGCGTTCGATCAGGCCGAGGCCGAGTTGTCGGGCATCCTCGATGAAATCGAGGAATATGAGTGTCAGGATCGCGCGGATTATCAGGCGATGGTACTTTGAGCCATGCTTATCCGGTTGTCGCACACAGGAGCTAGATGTTGATGGGAACAAAGAATAATCCCGGAGCTTTCGATTGCTACGAGAACGCTGAGTCGGACGAACCGATGTTCGTATTGCTTGGTCGCGATCCTCTCGCGCCGTTTCTCGTTTCCATATGGTCCAAAGTGCGCATGGGCGACTTAGAGGCGGCTGGCGTCGTCTTTACAGCGATGGCTCATCGGGTCGCGCCGCGTTATCACAATACTCCCGACGTTGATAAGGCGAGCGAGGCACTGGACTGCTCACTTGCGATGTTCGCATGGCGCAAGGAGAACCGCTCATGATCGACGTGGGCGGCAAGCTGATAAACCCCACGCACGTCGTTTCCGCTGAGGTGGAGACGCGCCACTACATGAACGGCTCAGCTTCCTGGCTTGTGGTGAAACTCGACGACGGCTCCGAAATCAGGCGCGAGCACGGCTACGGCTTCGATGCCTGGGCCGTCCTTGACAAGATCAAGGGTTAGTCGTCATGGGTAACAACCGGATAGGCATGCTTTGAGCGATCTTGCCGCACCGCTCGGCCGCGTCTGTCCGCTGGACCGGCGCCCGTGCGTCTACCCGCGCTGCGCGCTGTGCCCGGTCAGCCTGCCCGCGCCACAGCCCGCGCAACCCCCGGCGGCAACCATACGCCGCCGGGCGTCCGGGTCCGGGCGCCGACGTGATCGCGCACCAGGCTCGGGATCGACGCCACCATTTCCGCCACGACCTCCGCTCGCATACCTGGCGGCTCGACGATAGCCGCAAGGCTCGCAGCGTGGTTCAAGAGACAGCCGATAAGCTCTTGGACCGGAACGCCAGCCTCAAGGCATCGCCGCTCCTGCGCGCCGAGCCCCTGAGCAACCAAATCGACCAACATCTTCGCCGGCCCTGCCGGCAGCGGCGCATGGGTTTTGCTGGCGCCGTTCGGCTGATCGAGCATCGGCTATCCTTTGACCGTCCATTCGGTTTCGCCGGGATACGCCATGTCGATAGGCCGGAGCAAGCATCTTCCGCGCACCGACACCCGCACGATCTGCCCGGCGTCGAGCAGCGCCTGTTGCGCGGCGTACAGCTCGTTGAGCGGCACTCGGTTGATCTCGCCGTCAGAGCAGCGGCGCGCGCGGTTCGGCAGGCTGCCGCCAGCCATCTCGTCCGCCGGCACGAGAGCGCCGCCCTGCATCGATCGTTTCAGTCCCATCAATAGCCGGTAGCGGATCTCGGTGCGCTCGGCCTCGCCGATCTTCTTGCGTCTCGGGCGATCGTTCTCAACCTCATCGATCACGAAAACGCCGTCCTGCCAGCGCCAGCGCTCCGGCCGGAACCGCGGCCCGTAGTTCGATTTGAGGCTGCTGAAAACGCGTTGCAGCCCGAAATCGCCGTACGCCATTTCTTCCTCTTCGACGCCCGGCGGAGGCTTGGGACGGCTGATATTGAAGCCGGCGCGCGCCGCCGCCGACCATTGGCCCGATCCGCCAAACCCGGCCTTATCCTGCTTGGGCGTGTGCGAATTGAGGATGATTACGCAGTTGTGCCGGATCGCCTCACGGACCAGCGCGCGCATCGCCGCGCTGACCTGGGCTGTGTGATTGTGGTTCAGGTCGAACATCGCCGCCGCGGTGTCGAGCAATACAACGCGATAGCCGCGGTCGCCGACCTCGCCCGCCCCGAGGTATCCGGCGCCGCCGAACAGCTGGTGGAACAGCGGCGTCGGTTGCCCCTTGCCGAACTCGGTCTGCCACAGCAGCGTCTCGCGGTCCGGACAGGCGAGCCAGGCGAGTTCGTGCTCGATCACGGAATTGTGCACCTCATAATGCTCGCAGATTTGCAGGCAGCGGCTTTCGACGCGCTCCTTCACGTCCTCGCAGAAGACGGCGAGACAGCGGGCTTGCTCGCACGCGCGGCCGAGCCAGTCGCGGCCGAGCGCGATGGCGACCAGCATCTGCAGTGTCGCGAGGCTCTTGCCGACATCCGGTGCGCCTGCGAACAGCGTGACGGTGCCGGGGAGCAGCATGCCGTCAACGAGCCACCGCGGCGGGTCGGGAGGGCCGTCGATGTCGCCGGCATAGCTGAGGCTCAGCGGTTGCGGCAGCGCGAGTTTTGCTGCCGGGTGGGCGACGACATTGCCGCGAGGATCAGACACCGCACATCCCTTCGCATTCGTTGGCGAACAGGTCGGCGATAGCGGCAGCCTCGGTGCTTACCATTTCCGCTCTCCGCAGTTGAAATTGGCGATGCAATCCGATCGCGCGCTGAAGCAGTCCGGCGCCGGCTCGCAGCGCGCGGGCGTGCCCGGCGCGACCCCTGGCAGCCAGCCGCGTCCGATCGCCTGCCGCGCGGCCTCGCAGGTCTGTGCTGATTTCGCGCAATCGCGCTCATGCGGGAGGACAAGCGCGTAATCCGTCGCGCTGGCGAGCATGAGGACGGCAGCGAGGGCGGCGCGGGTCATTCCGCCGCTTCCGCCGCGAACAGCGGCAGCCCCTGTTCGGCGCGCTTGGCCGCGGCGAGGTTCTTGACGGCCTGCCGGTAGTAGCTCGGTTTCAGGTCGATGCCAATCGCACGGCGGTCATTGATGACGGCGCCGTAGACCTCGGACCCGACGCCCATGAAAGGCGTCAGCACCGTCTCGCGCGGATTGCTCCAAAGTACCAGCGCGCGCTCGATCACGTCGAGTTGCAGCGGATGAACGTGCTTCTCGTCTTCCTCATCACGGGCCTTCTGGTAAGGCAGCACGCGGTCCAGCCGGATGTCATCCCAGAAGGCGCTCGCGTATTGCCTCCAAATCCAGTGAGAGAACTTGTTTTCGAGCTGCGCGCCGGTCCAGTTGCGGTATTTCAGCACGTCGGCCGGCATCGCTCGCTCGCCGGCATATTCGGTCAGTCCCGCCGGGTGCGCGACCGGGACCGGGTTTTGCCCAGAGCGCCGGAAGATCAGCAGATAGTCGGCATTGGCGATGCTGCACCGCGTGCTGTCGATCGTGACACCCTTGTGCGACAGGCTTTTGGTCATCGTCCGGTTGCGAACGGTCAGCGGCTCTTTCCAGATGTGATAGCGCGCGACGTACTCGAAACCGCAGCGCAGGTGCAACCGGATCACGTCGCCCGAGAAATCATAGAGGTTGTCGAGACCGGTGTTGCCGGTCGGGATGTCCATGCAATGCACGGCCGACATGCGGCCCGGCATCGTGACCCGATGCAGGGCTTTGACGACATGGGTGTAGTGTTCAAAAAATTCCCCCCTATTTATCGCATTAGATAAATCGCGCGGATCGGAAGAGTATTGATATAAGCCGCCAAACGGCGGAGAAAATATTGAAAGATGTATGCTTTCAGCAGGAAGCCCCGCCATCACCTCCACACAATCCCCCTGATATATTGCATAATTGTCGGTAATGATTTGTCTGTCAGACATTGGCAAATTCCCCATGTATGCGAAGCGCGGCCATTCGATAAGCTGCGTGGGCCGCCTCTTCTTCAGTGAATAATCCAAGATGGACATGCTCGCCGTTATCGATGATTTGGGCTTGCCACTTTCTGGCTCGCCTATGCCAACTGACGCCACGAAGAGCGCTTGTAGTCCCCGATTTCTTGTGCTTGGTATTAGCTCGATTTTGCGCCCGTGTGGCAGGTCTAAGATTAGCGGCTTGATTGTTTCCCCGCTCGCCATTCCTTACGTGATCTACGACCGAAATGGGCCATTCTCCGGTCATATAAAGAACAGCTAGCCGATGCTCGAGGTACACGCGCCCGTCAATCCCGATCTCGCGATATCCGGACGATTTGTTCTGTGATCCGGCCCGCCCGCCAGCCTTGCCTCGGCTTCCCCGATATCCGCGATCTATTCTCCATATGAAGAAACCCGTCGCAGGATCGTATGCGGCAACCTCGCGGAGGCGCTCCGCTGTCAAAGCCATGCCGGCACCGTCATGCTGCGATCATAGGCCGCTCCCGAGAGGTGCAGCGCGTCATTCATGTGTGCGACGAGTTCAGCGAACATATGATCGGCGGCGGCAGCCTTGCGTGCCGTGTTTTCTTGGACCCGGCGTTCACCCTCGGTTGCAATAATGTCCACCGTCACCGGGCGGTCCTGGCCGAAGCGCCAACAGCGCCGCACCGACTGGTAATATTGCTCGTATGAGTGCGAGGCGAAGGTGACGACATGGTTGCAGTTTTGAAAATTCAAACCCCATGCCCCAATCTTAGGCTTCAGGATCAGGCGTTGGAGTTCGCCGGAAGCGAATGCGGCGAAGGCTTCCTCTTTCTCTTCGTCGCTGTTCGCGCCCGCGACCTGGCGCGAGTTCGGAATGACCTCGGCGAGCCGATCCCCCTCGGCATTAAGATGACACCAAATCATCGCCTGGCGCTCGTGGTTGACGAGTTCCGCTACCAGATCGCACCGCTCTTTCAGCGTGCGCCGGCGCTCGTCGCGTTCTTCGTTGAGGCCGATCGCCGGCAGCGTCAGCAGCATCCCGTCAGGCGACCGGTCGGGCATGATACTGTGCGCGCGCTCGATCAGTTCCGGCAGCACAAAAGCATCGTCGGAGAAACCTAGATCGCTTGGCTTGCGGCAGGCCCTGGCCCAGGATGCGATCCATTGCCAGAACGGGGTTGTAGCGTGGCCCTTCAGGTGCCATTGCCCGATCTGCTGGTGGACGCGGAACGCCAGCTTGCCGAAGTGGTTGGCGAGCTTCTCCCGTCGCTGGTCCTTGATTTGCTGCATCCGGTGCATCTTGTTGTCGGATTGCTTGAAGAACCGGCTGAGCATCTCGGAATAGCCGAGCTCGCCGAGAGCCTGACTCGACGTGCCGAGTTCGATGTAATCGTTCGGCGCCGCGGTCGCGGTGCAGAGCAGCCGGTACGGCACCTTCAGCATGAACCGGGTCACGGCCGATTGCGTCGCCCCGGTGAAGTGCTTCAAGATCGAACTTTCATCGCACACGACCCCGGCGAAATCGTCCGGGTTGAAATAGTGCAGCCGCTCATAGTTGCTGACGACGATCGTTGACCGGACCTCGCCCGCGTGCGAGCGCGCGATCGGGATATCGAACTTCGCCGCCTCGCGCACGGTCTGCCCGGCCACGGCAAGCGGCGTCAGGATCAGCACCGGGCGCATCGTCTTGCGCACGACGTTCTCGGCCCAGACGAGCTGCATCGGGGTTTTGCCGAGGCCGCAGTCGGCGAAGATTGCCGCGCGGCCCTTGCGGATCGCCCACTCGACGAGCGCCTTCTGGAAGTCGAACAGGAAATCAGGGAGCCACAGCGGATCGAAGCCGGCCATCTCGCCGCCCTGCGACTTGCGGTCGATAAACGCGGCGTAATCCACGGTGCCAGCGCTGTCGCCAATACCGTTCGCCCAGGCGCGATCGTAGGTCATTTGCTGCGATTCCCCAAAAGCTGATCCGCAAAATCCCCAAACCCCTCGCTCGGGAGTATCGCCTCTGCGGCTATCCCGTGCCGGCGCCACCATCCGGCCGCGTATGCGGCCACTGCCTCGCCGACGAAGCCTCTATCGCCAAATATCCAGAGGCCGCGCACATCGGGCGGTATCCAGATCGACGGCGCGCGCTCGTCGAACCACCGCGCGGTGACGCCCTGCGGCGGCACGTCCGGCGCAATCCAGTGCCGGCGATCGCCGACGCCCTCAGACCAATGCGCCGGGTAGCCGAGCCGCGACAGGCCGCATAGGGACCAGACCGGTATGCGGTAGAGGATCGATGCCGCGACCGCGCTCTCGACGCCTTCCGCCAACCCGAGGATCGGCCCAGCCGGTGCCAAGCGCACGGCGCCATCTAGCATCGCGCCCAGCGTCTTCTTCCTTATATTGAGTTTCGGCCGGGCGTCCGGCGCTGAGCGCGCCAAGCTGCGGATGCTCGCCAGCGCCTCGCCGCTGAACATGCGCTGATGGTTCCGTGCCCAGCCGGCCGGGTCGCGTTCGTAATCCTCGATTGACAGGCACCAAATTCGCTGCACCGCCGTCACGCGGCCGTCAGATGCGGTGATCGGCGCGACCATCGCAGGGAGCGGCCTGCCGACCTCATGGCAGTAGAGCGCGGCATGCGACAGCAGCGCCGGATGATCCGAACCGAGGCCGCGGCTCCAAAGATACAGGCGCGCCGCCGTGCCGTCCGACACCGGGCCGCACTCGCGTAGGATAACGTTAATGCGGGCCGCCTTCCGGGAAGGATCGTCGTAATGACGTTCTCTAGGCGTTCTTTCCAAGTTTTGCCTTTGAAGAGGCAGCGGCGGCAGATCGATCAGCCAGCGCACGGCGCCGGCGAAGTCCAGATGCTCGGCGCGCTGCACAAGGTCGATCACGTCGCCATAACCGCAGCCGGCGAAGCAATGCCAGTGGTCATCCTTGATCCCGAAGCTCGGCTTGCGATCCTCGTGGAAGATGCATGGGCCGGTCAGCCAAGCCCCGGCCCGCTTGAGCGGCGTGTATCGCGCGGCAATGTCCGCGATCGGGACGGCTTTGGCCCGCGCGAAATCGGCGTCAGGGATCATGGCCTGTAGACCGCCGCGATATGCCGGCTCAACGCCTCCGGGATTTTCGCGATCATTGCGCTCGCGGCTTTGCGGCTGTCCGATTTTTTGATGCCCTCGTGCTCGGCGGAATTCGTCAGATGGCGGGTGTGCGGTGCGCCATCTCGAATGTGGGGAATATGTCCGGTCGTTTTGACCCTATCGCGGTAGCGTTGCGCGGCCGTCACGTTGAAGCCCTTTGCCTTATAGCCCGGTTTGTCATGCCCGCTGAAATTAAGCCCCGCAACCTTCACCGACGCCGATTGAAACGATCGGCCGCTGCCGTCGAACCGGAAGCCAGCAACCTTGTGCCCGTGAAAATTCGTGACACCATCAGGGCGATGCGCAATTCCTGCTTTCATTACTCGTCCGGTCGTGAACGGCATCAGCGCCGGAACATCGCCCCAAAGGTGGTAGCTACCGAAGTTCCACCGCGAGCGGCCCACCCAAGGAATCGCCCCGCGGACGTTTTCGACGACCATAGGGATGTGCCGCCCGGCGGCGAGCGAGGCTTGCGCCTGGATACGAAAGCAGGCATCGAACAGGCGGGTGAGGTCGGTGAGCATCTGCCCGCTCGTGTCGGCGCGGATCGCCGCCGCCTTGGCCTTCGCCAGCGACCACGGCATCGCCATCCACGAGTAGGCTTGGCAATTATGGACGACCACGCCATCAGCGACGTAGCTGTTGTCCTCCTCAACTTCGAGGTTCCAGACTTCAGCGGCGGGTTGGCCTTCGGCGATGTGTCGGACGCGCCCCCACTGCATCCCATAATCGCACTCGACCAAGCGATTATGATCCGCGCCAGGCGTCCATCGCGTGTCCCAACTGTCCCGCTGGTTTACCGTGCGACCCTCAATTTCATAGGTCGGCGGCCGTGGTTGATGATGCACCGTAGAGACGGACCCAAGAGAGGCGGCAAGGAACCGCGTTCCGATAGCCAACCCCTTGCTGACCGTAGTCGTCTTGATGATCTGTGTGTGCCCATTAAGGACTGCGTAGCCATCTGCCGAGACATATCCGTCAAGCAACGCCTGACGGCGGCTCCGCTCCATACCGAACACCCACGCCGGCCACGATTTCCCGGCAGCGCCGAGGCCGAAGTGGTGGGATATCCATTCCGCCAAGGAATTGCTCGCCGCCGTGAAGCGCGCCGTTGTTCGCTCGACAGAACGTCGCCAATGCAATTCGCCGGGTTTGGCCCGAGAACCGGCCCGTGGTGCCACGGCGGCGAGCCGGCCATCAAGATCATCAGCCTCGTCGTGGGCGCAGCAGATGAGCACCTCGTCACCGCCTCGCGTCTCTGGCCTTCGCCGCAGCCATCCGTCGCCGACCCATCGTCCCACCATCCACCAGAATTCGGGTGTGTCGGGAAGATCGTTCGGCAGCGGCGGGATCGGCAACTCGTCAAAGGCGACGGGGCTGGCCCAATGGCTTCCTGCGCTTTCGGCCATCGGAATCCATTGGGGTTCCTCTAGGTGTTTGGGATGGTAGGTCCAACTTACTCGGCAGGAACCGCTGTCGCGCCGCGCGTAAACCGGATGCTCAGCGGTGCCCTCAAGCGTCGCCCCATAGCCCGATGCAATTACCGTCGCTGCAAAGGTGCTCCCCGTCCGCAGAACTCGACGCCAGCGGTTCTGATGGGTCAGGACAAGATCGCCTACAACGACATCGGGAATGGGGAGCAGCCCGCGATCAGTCAAAATCAGCGTGTCAGCGACAAAGCACGGCGGCGAGGCGACGATCAGCGCCGCATCGCGGAACTGCGAACCGTGCAGCGTCAGCACGTCCTGGATTACAAGCTGCGCCGGGTAGCGGTGCTCGCCGTACTGGTGCCGCTCGATATCGAAGCCGATGACATCGTAGCCCTCGGCGAGGAATCCTTCCGACCATCCACCCAACCCGCAAAAAAGGTCGATCATCAGCGGGTTGGTCATGCTTGGCGATCCGGCGGCGGGTCGCGCGGCGGCTCGACGGCGCGCGCCTCAAGATGATTCAGCCGCGCGGATGCACGCCGATCGCCCGACATTAACGGATTTTTCGATCGATCATGACGCCATCGCCGCAGCAGTTCAGTCTCCACGACTTCGGCCAACGAACGGTGCGACCGCCAAGGGAAACGCCACGACCCGGTCATCCGCAACCCCCCGATGTTGATCCGCAATCCAGGCACAAGAGACAAGTCCCGGCGCGGATCATTCGCGGGCTATGGCAGTCCTGGCAGAAATCCCCGCTCAGCGAGGGTTGCCGCGCCATCTTTGGCAGCACGCGGCGCGCTTCCGGCGGGCACTCCGCCCAGCCGCCAAGGTTCTGCAGCCGGCAGGTGCAATCGCGGGCGCTGCCGCCATAGGCTCTTTGGCAAATCATGCAAAACGCCTTGTATTAGAAAAATAAGGGTCGGGATCGCTGAGCGGCCTCTCATCGCGGGCTCACGCCAATTGCTCGCAGACGGTGCGCCGACATGAGCACAGCCTTTGCCGCCGCAATCTCCGCTGCCCGGCGCTTTCCGGCACGCCACCTCCGCTGAAGCCGCGCGCGCAGGTGCGGGTTGCGGCGGTAATAATCGAGCTTCTGCGCGAGGGTGAAGGCCATCAGAAATGCCTCGCGTACGGTCGTCCCGGAATGCCGCGGTTTGGCTCACGTCCGGCACCGCGATACGGACCCGGGACGCATTCGCCGCAGCCGGTACACTGGCAGCAGGCGCGCATCGCAGGCGGACCTTGTTCGCACCAGCACGGTTCTGCGCCGATGCACGCTGTCGGCCGATACGCCGCACGCGCATCGCGGTATTGCGCGAACAGCGCAAGCTCGGCCTGGGTGTAGACGCGCGCGGCCATCAGAGCGCCCCCAGGCGCTGCCAGTAGCGTTTGAGCGAGCGGAGAACGACGAGCTTGGAAAGAGAACCGACGACCTGCCAGTCATCCTCGAACGGATATGCTGCCGTGATGGCGGCGCTTATCTCGGCGATCTCGGCGCCAACGCGCTCGATTTCCGCGCGGATTTGCGCTCGCGACCATTTCCGGCGCGGCGCACCTTGACATTCCTGTGACGAATAATTTATTTCTGCGTCAGACATAGCGACCTCGGCCGTCGATATTGTCAGGAACCGCCCGCTGAGTTTGCCGCTCGCGGGCGTTCCGCTTTCTAGGGCACCATCATGCTCCCGCGACGGGAGGCGATGTCAAGACGGTTTCGTGCGGTCTCCGCTCTTGTTCCACGGCTTGAACATCTTGATATTCTCCGGCGCATAGTCGGGATGCGACCAATCGCCATTGAAAGTCACCGCGCGGTCATCGATGGTCAACAGCGCCGCCGGTTTGAACCAGGGCCAGGAAAATCGCCGATAAACCCCGGCAGCGTCGCTCCAGCATTCGGCCTCAACGCCGCTCGGTAGCGACCCGCCTTTGAGCCAGTGTTCCGTGATGGCGCGTTCCAGCCAGCGCTTCATCGCCCAACGGCCGCGAAAGCTACTGCTGCGTGAGGAATAGATCGCGACCTTAAACCCTCCGTCGATCAGCCTGAATAACGCATCGATTGCGCCCGGCACCGGAGGATCGGGGATTTTCGCGACGCCCTGCCAGCCGCTTTCGTAGCTGTGGATCACGCCGTCGAAATCGACGCAGACCGTCATAATATGATCTCCACCTTCTTCGCGCCAGCCTTGCGCAAAAGCATTCGAGCCAGAACGATGACCTGATCTCGCGGCAGCGCAATCCAATCGACCGGAACCCCGAAGTAGATATGAATGTTGCTTTGGCTGTCAGCGTCGGAAATGACGATATTCAGCCCCCCATGATCATCGGCCCGGATCATGCCCGCAGGGAACTCGCCAGTTGGTCCGACACGCCGCTTTTGCTCGCCCATCAGCTTAATACCCTCCGCCCGATCCGCGCCTGCGCCGGAGCCGCGAGCGTGCCGTACAGCGGCAATTCGAGGCTCGCCCCGGCCGCGCGCCGGCTGGCAATCTCGGGCGCCACAATAAACTCCGCGTAATGCCAAAGAGCCAAAGAGTCGGCCGCGTTGTCATCTGCTACGTCATATCCGCGCTGCCGGCAGACCCGCATGACCGCGGCCTTCTTCGCGTCCCGCCCACCCCATGATCCTTTGCCGGTCCAGAACTTCACGAACTCGCCCGAGACGCACTCCCGGCACTTGATCCCGCGCTCGAATGCGATCTCCTCGACGGTTCCACTGAGCGCGAGCAAAAGCCGCAATGTCGCCGGGTTCATCGGCGGCGGACCCTTTGGCGCGCGGCTTGGGTCTGTCCCGGCACGCACAAACTGCGGGTCGCGCGGCACCGGGACGTACGGTGCCTCAAACGCCAGCAACCCTGGCTGAATCGCGATCACCCTGGACATGAGCCAGAACCGGAACCGGGATTTCTTCTCGCCGAGGCTGTCGCCCTTTGCCTTGAAGGTTTCCCATTGCGGCTCGCCACCGATTTTTCCAAAAGCCATTCCCGAAACTGTCGCCGTATCGAGCGCAATAATCATGGCGCGGGCGGATACCAGATGCCGGCGCCATTCGTTTGGATCTTGCCTTCCGCGACCAGTCGATTAAGCGCGACTTTGATCGCTTCTTCATCGGCGCCGAGCGCTTCCGCTGCGCCGATAATCGAGACAGCCCGGCTCGGCGTCTCTGCGTCGAGCCGTATGGCGAGCGTCAGCAGCCGGCCGTCGATTTCGGTATCGTGATCGGCGCCATTTGGGGCGGCTGGTGCTGTTTCGCCTTCGACTGGCCGCTCGCGCTGACCTTCGGCGTGCCCCAACTCGTAATCGCCATGGCCATTCTCTCCGGCGGCGTATCGCGCAGCATGGTCCCTGTTGCCGGCCAGTCCGTCAGCCTTCCCTGCGGCGCGAGCGATGTCATTCTGAGGCGCGGTATCGCCATTCGCCTTTGCGGCGTTCTTGCTCCCAGGCGGTCGACCCCGGCGCTTCGGCGCATCGGCTGTCGGCTTAATTTCCTTCTCGACCTTCTCGGCTTGGCCGCGGAGCCACGAAGAATGCCACCGGGCGAATGCCTCAGTGCCGGGGCTGTAGCTGTTGCGGTCGGCGCGCTCGCCGGCCTTCCCGGCATCGAAACCCTCGCGGTCCACGCGCTTCAGGTCATGCACGCTCCACTGCATGGGAGCGGGCGCCGCGCCGGCCAGGTCGAGCGCGGTCTGATGGCCGACCGGCTTCCCCAGCCATTCCATGTTGCGGCGGTAGATATTATCAGCAGCCTCGCGTTCCGCGCCTGATCGAGCCGCATCCTTCAGCGCGCGGTCGAACTCGTCGATGTCGTGCCCTTCGTTCGCGATCAGCTTGCGCAGGTCTTTCCGGCGCCGGTTGATCGACCGCACGGTTTCCTTGGCGTCGACAAGCTCGGTTTCGATTTCGGCGTGTTTCTCTACGAAACCGAGGAAGCCAGCGCGGTCTCCGCCATTTGCCCCCTGGCGCTCGGACGATAGGCTCTCTGCCATTTCAACTCCTAATTCGCAGGTTCATAAGTCGTCGTCCGGCGCAGGGTGCTGCGTGGCGGCATTCCCAACGTATTCCAAATCTGCCGCACTCTCGACGCGGAAATCCCGCAACGCCGCGCAGTCTTTTCCGAACTTTCGGTTGCCCAGAACTGCCGGACGATCGCCGCATGCTCCGGTTCTTTCACCTGGTGCAGAGCGGGCTGCGGTGATGTCAGCGCGCGCTCGATTGCGATGCGGGTCGGGGGTCGCGGCTCAGCGCCTTTTGACAGGATGCCCCGCAGAGTCCGATATGGGATGCCGGCATGCGCGGCCATCGCCGGCTCAGACAGGCGATGCTCGGCGATATAGGCGCGCAGCGGGCCGCAGTCGAAAGGCTGGCGATCACTCATCGCCTGGGATCATTTCAGAAAATAATGCGCGATGCAATTATTTTCTATTGCGTTATGCGTTAGCTCCTATATGATAGCTGTGCACCAAGGGAGGAACCGATGCCAAACAGCTTCAACGTGATGGTGAACGGCAAAGAAGTGGAGATCAGGCAATGAACTACCCAAAAGATTTGAAAATTACCGAGACCAACCGGAAGAAATATGCGGCGCTGACTTCTGTCGGCGGCTGGCTGGACGTGCACGCCGAGGGGCTGAGCCTGCCGGCGCTGACTTTCGTCGGCGGCTCGCTGTACGTGCGCGCCGAGTTTAGCGCACCGCTCTTGCGGCTATACAAGGGCGGCGAAGATCGGCGCGGCTACTTGCCGAGGACGTGATTGCGGCTGAGTCGAAGGAGATCGAGCGATGATCAGCAAGTTGCGGACTTACGCCGAGCGCAGACGGCGATCGGGAAGTTGGTATCAGAGATAGAGAGAGATATCGGGCGATGAAAAATTACGTGATAGTGGACGGCAAGCGGATGAGCGTTGCTAAATTTCAGGCAGCGAAGGGCCTCAGCGTCGGCGGCTCGCTCTACCTCAGCGGCACGGCGATCACGGCGCTGCCCGAGGGGCTGAGCGTCGGCGGCTGGCTCGACCTCAGCGGCACGGCGATCACGGCGCTGCCCGAGGGGCTGAGCGTCGGCGGCTTGCTCTACCTCAGCGGCACGGCGATCACGGCGCTGCCCGAGGGGCTGAGCGTCGGCGGCTGGCTCGACCTCAGCGGCACGGCGATCACGGCGCTCCCCGAGGGGCTGAGCGTCGGCGGCTTGCTCAACCTCAGCGGCACGGCGATCACGGCGCTGCCCGAGGGGCTGAGCGTCGGCGGCTCGCTCGACCTCAGCGGCACGGCGATCACGAACGTCTTTTATGGTGCCACCGACCGGCGACGCTATCGGTTCTCCGGCGCGCGGTTGGCGAATGGTTGGCGCGTCTTAGCCGGCTGCCGGAATTTCTCGCCGGATGAGGCGCGGAGGCATTGGGCTGGCAATGCGGAATGCCTGGCGCTCGCCGAGGCAGTGATCGCAGCGGAGACCGGACGATGATCAGCGGTCTCTACCCGGCAACGCTTTCGCAGCAGAGCCCGGCGCGCTCGCTCGAAACGCTGCTCGCCGAACTGGTCGAGCGCTTCAACGCGTTGCCGATGACCGATCCGGCTCGCGGCAAACTGGCGGCGAGAATACGCCAGATCGAGGATGAGATTGCAGCGAGGCTACCGCTATGATCGCTCGTAACCTCTTGTCAGACGCATTCGACCGTGCCGGGTCGTTCTTCGCCGGCCTCGCGCTGGCGGCGGCGATCTTCGTGCTGTTCTGCTGGTGAGCGTGATGACGAGCCGCACCAATATTGAGTTCTCCGGCGAATTGCGCGGCGATTTGGCCGAGCGGTTCCGCAAGGAGTGCGAGCGCCGCAAGATCGAGCCGGCGACATTGGCCGCCGACATCCTCGAAACGGTCATCAAAGACGACCTGTTCGCGGCGGTGCTCGATGCCTGACCTATTCCCGCCGAGCATCGAACAGCAGATCGGCTGCGTGGAGCGCGAATGCCGCATGCGCGAGGCCGTGTACCCGAGGCAGGTCGCGCGCGGAAAGATGAATCAGGATGACGCCGACCGCGAGCTTGCGGCGATGCGCGCCGTGCTCGAAACGCTGCGCCGGGTGCGCGTCGGCGAGACGCGGCCGGCCTGGGAGAGGAATGGGGAATGATCGCGCAGCGCCGCATGGATCGTCCCGAGCCGGGCTTCTGGCTAGTGCGCCTCGCCAAAGGCGCGCCTCGGGTGCCGGCTTGCATCCGGGTCGTGCAAACGCTCGCCGAACCCGGCGATCCGCTCAACCTAATGGACCGTTCGCCGTTCATTGCGGCATTCGTCGCCGGCGAGCCGGTCGCGGTCGATGATGTTTGGCTGCACAAGGGCGAGCCGATCACCGAGGCTGAGCACAATTTCCGGGTCGCCGATCTGCGCTGGGCGCAGCAGCACGCGCCCGATGAGCCGCAGGCCAGCCCGCGCAAGCGCATCGACCTGATGCGGGCGCCGCTTCCGTTCTGACTCACGAAAATATCAGTATGATCGCGCCATCGCCAATCGAGTTCTAACGGGAGAGTGAAAATGAAACAGGTTACGATCACGATCGACCATGATGAGGTCGAAGAAATCCTGCGTGAGCATCTGGCGCCGATGTTCCCGGGATTGCGCATCGATGATATCGGCGGCCTTGGGTACGGTGACGTGACGGTTCGGCTACGAAAGCCTCATCCCCCAATCGAGGCTGCGCCCGAGCAAATTGAGCCGCCGTTGCGCGTCCCACTATCCATCGAAGATGAAATCTAGTTTTGAACGGGAGAGCGAAATGGACCAGAACAACGACCTCGCTGAGCCGGGCATCGGCCACAATCTCGGCTTTGTCAGCCTCGACGCCGATGGCCGCGTGCTGCTCGACGCCGACGTGATGCGGGAATATCTCGACGAAGAAATCGGCGCCTTGATCGCGCGCAAGACCGAACTGCTCGCCGGCGTCGGGCGCGCTCCGGCAACGATCGCCGATCAGGAAACCGCCGGAAAAGTCGCGGACCTGACGAAGCTGATCGCCGCGTGCATCAAGAACGCCGAGGCTGATCGCGTTGCGCGGAAAGAGCCGTTCCTCGAGGGCGGTCGGGTGATCGATGGCGTGTTCCGCGGTATCACCGAGCCGCTGACCCGCGCCAAGGCCGATGTCGAGCGTCGGCTGACGCTGTATCAACGCGAGGCAGCCGAAGCCGAGCGTCGGCGCCGCGAGGAAATCGCCCGGCGCGAACGCGAGGAAGCCGAGCGGCTGGCGCGCGCGGCGGCAGAAGCCGAGGCCGCAGCGCAGACCGAGGCGGATGTCGATGAGGCGATCAGCGCCGATGCCCTGGCACAGCAGCGCGAGGCGGACGCGATCGCCGCGCGGAAGGCAGCGGAGGCGAAGCCGGCCGAACTGAGCCGGCAGCGCTCCGATTATGGTGCCGTCGCGAGCCTGCGCCGCTTCTGGGATATGGAGGGGCTGGACCGCGAGACACTTGACCTCAATACACTGCGCCCGTTCCTCCCGCTCGACGCGCTCGAAAAGGCCGTACGCGCCTTTGTCAAAGCCGGAGGCCGGGAGTTGAAGGGCGTGCGCATTTTCGAGAACACCGCGACTTCCGTGAGGTAGCCATGCCTGAGATCAAAACCGTAATCGTCGGCGCCAAGTTCCGCGGGCCCGGCGCCGTCACCGCGACCGCAGGGCTTGCCGAGGGCGACGATATCGAACTGCGCCGCGAGCCGAAAAACCAATACGACGCAAACGCCTGCGCCTGCTATTTCCGTGGCGAGCATATCGGATACATTCCGGCCAAGCAGAACGGCGATATCGCCCGCGCGCTCGACGGGAGCCATGCTGTGACGGCCGTTGTCGCCGACGCAGCAATCATGATCGGCGGCGGCATCAAGGAAGTGCCGCGGATCATCGTGCGATTTTAGGAGAGAGCCATGCCCGACGACATTCAGACCATCGCCCCCGCCGCGACGCAGCGCGACCTCGCGACGATGCCGATCGAGCAAGCGCTCGAACTCTATGCGCCGAATTTCGCGGCCGTGCTACCGCCGAACATTCCGGTCGATCACTTCCGCCGCATGGTCGTGACGGCGATCAACGTGCAGCCGGCGCTGATGAAGGCAGACCGGCGCACGCTGTTCAATTCGTGCGTGAAGTGCGCCAGCGATGGTTTGCTGCCGGACGGGCGCGAGGCAGCGCTCGTTATCTACAAGACGAAGATCAAAGACGGCATGGGGGCCGAACGGTGGATCGACGCGGTGCAATACCTGCCGATGGTGGCCGGCATCCGCAAGCGGTTGCGCAACAGCGGCGAGGTGGACAGCGCCACGGCCGAGGTCGTTTATCGGAAGGATCGCTTCAAATATGCACTTGGCGACGGCTCATTCATCGAACACGAACCGCCCCCGCTCGACGAGGACCGCGGCGACGCGATTGGTGCCTATGCCATTATCAAGCTGACCAGCGGCGAGGTGATCCGCGAGGTAATGAGCCTGCGGGAGATTGAGCGCGTGCGCGCGGTGAGCCGCAGCAAGGACAAAGGCCCGTGGGTTGATTGGTGGGGCGAGATGGCGCGCAAGACGGTGCTACGCCGTGCCGCTAAGGCCGCGCCGCAGGCGTCGACGCTCGAAAAGTTGCTGATGCGCGATGATGACGAGGAAGAATTGCCGGACGCCGCATCGCTGCCGCCGGCGCCAGCCAGGCCGACTCGGCAACAATTCGCGCTGCCGCCGCAGGATTACGCCGACCCACCCGCCGCCGAGCCGGCGCAGACCTTCGCCGTCATCGACCTCGATGGCGTCGAGATACAGTACGCGACGGCAGCCGAAGCCGCGAATGAGATCGCGCTGATCCTGGCGCAAGCGGCCAAGCGCGGTCCCGAGGCGCTGGAGGGCGCCCTTGAGCAGAACGAGCCGATCATGCGGCTCGGCGATGCGGCGGCCTCGGTCATTGAGGCGTATAACGCGCTGTCGGCAGATTTGAAACAGACTTCGGCGCGCGAAGCGTCGGAGCGCTCTCAGGCCGGTGGTCTTGGCGGACCGGAGCCGGTCGGGGAGCGTCCCAATCATCCCCGTGCTGGTGCAGAGCCAGGCCGCGGCGGCGCAACCTTGCCGGAACGTGAACCCGGGAACGCGGCGCATGCCGAGGGCGGCCGAACAGCCGGTTCAATTCCGGCGACGGGGGCCACCGATGCCGCGCCAGATCGCCCGGTTCCGCAAGCGCTTATCGACCGCGGCGATGCGGTCGCGGTGAGCGGCAAGGACAAACTCAACGATTGGTGGAGCAACCTCTCGGCGTTCCAGCGCGGCGACCTCGGGGCCAAGGGCCGCGGGAGGGGACCGCATTACGAGCGATGGGAGACGGTCGCCACGGAGGCGGATGATGCCGCGCGCCAGCCGCCGCCAGCGCAGCAGAGTGCGGCGGCCAGTCCCAACCACCCGGCGCGCGCGCCCGTAGCGGCACCGGCCGCTCCCGCTGGCAATCTTCTGGCCGGCGATACCGAGCGCCGGGTGCCGAGACGCGTTCCGGAGCCGGAGCTGACCGCAAAGCCATTCGACCCGGCCGCCACGCTGCGCGGATCGCTCGCCATCGAGCCGGTGATGAACAATGGGCGCCCAGACTGGCGCGCTTGGTATGTGGCGCTGTTCGCCCCGAAGCTGCGCCAGGCGACCGGCGAAACTCTCCCATTCCTGCTCGGCGATAACCAGGATCACCTGACGGCGGCGCGGAACGCGGGCTATGCGGCGGAAATCGACGCCGCGGTCAAGGAAGCTTGGGCGAAGGTGGGTGCGCCCTAAGCCGCCGTGCCGCGGTGGTAGCGCCAGTCCTCTAGCGCAAGCGCCGCCTCGGCGCGCGGGTCGGTTCCCCAGGGAATGTTCGTGCTCCAGACGCGCGGCAAGACCTCGACGCGCACCGCAAATACCCCAGGCGAGATTTTGGACGGAGCGAGCCAGCATGCCGACAGCACCTCGCTAACCTCGCTGGTATCCTCGGCGCCCTCCGAGCACATCCAGCTATCGGGTTCTCGCCAGTTTCTGGTCAGGCCGAACGGGACGAGAAACGAGACGATCGACCGCCAGTCGTAGGGTTTCCCCAGCTTTACCCGATGCGCCGCCCAGAACGCGGAGAACTGCTGATCGGTGACGGGGACCGTCAGGATGTCGCATTGGTGGAACGTGGTGTAGCCAGGAGGCCTTAACTGAAACCCGCGCGGCACCCCCGCCAGCCTGTCATTGCGCGCCCCGTAGAGCCAGCCTTCGATCGCCCAATCCAGCCCGGCCGGAACGATCGTGTCGACATGGCTACGGCCACCCGAGTAGCCCGCGATGAACGCAGACCCGATATCCGGCATGAACCGCCGACCGCCGACGATAATGCGAAATTGCAGGAACTTCATGGCCGGAACGTCACGATCGTGAACGGCCGGCTCATTTCGCCGGGGGCGCGATCGCCGCGGTCAATGGCGGGATGATCTGGTTGAGAAGCCATGCGGCCTGCTGCGCCGGCGTCGTCGTGTCGTTCAACGGCGGCCCGTTCAGGCAATAGGCGTCGCCCATGCCCTTGACGACACCGATCGCGGCGCCGGCAGCGCCGCCGGTCGCACCGCTCGCCGCAGCAAGGCCGATGTTTATGCTCCCCTGCAACAGCGGATTGGCCTCGACTGAGTGCAGCGTCGCGCATGCTTGGGCGATGACCGGCGCGGCCTTCGCCTCGAAGGCGATTACCTGAGCTTGCTGCGCCGTCGAGCAGGAAGCGAGGGCGAACAGAGAGATGCCGGCGAGAACGCGGCGGGTGAGCGAGGTCATGGGTTCAAAGCCTTCCCGATAGAAGTAGCACGATCAGAACGATGATGATGATCGTCCCGAGGCCGATGCCGCCGTAGCCGAAGCCGACATTGCCGCCGCGGTAGGCGAAGCCGCCCCCGCCCATGAGGATGACCACAAGAACGATCAGCAGAATGAGGCCCATCACGGCGTCTCCGACTTGGTGAAATAGGTCGCGGCGAACGTGAGGCCCGCAGAGAGAACCGTCGTCATTGCTGCCTGGACCTCGGGCGGCGCGGGATGCCCGAAGGCCCAGAAGCCAATCATGCAGATGGCGCCGGCGAGTGCCGTCGACCCCGAGGCCGCGACCGCCTTATTCGGCAAGTTACGGGGCCGGCGTGGTCGTGCCGCCGCCGGCCGCTGCCGGGCCGCTTGCTGGCGCCGGGACGCTGGTCGCCGCCGTGACGGCCACCATCACCGCAGGGGCTGCGGTCGCGATATCGTTGAGCACGGACACGGCCTTCTGCTCCGGCGTGTCGCTGCTGTTGACCTCGGTCTTTGCTGCTTCGAAGACCTGAAATAGCCCCTCGACCGTCGAGCCGATCGGCTTGATGTTGGCGAGGATCGTGGCGAGCCATGTGGGCATGATGCAATTCCCGTTGGATTGAGGATCTTCGGTTCGCCATTTATGCGCGCGATGACCGCTATTTTGCAAGCGCCGCAAAGGTCAGCGGCCCGACCGCGCCGTCCGCGGTCAAGCCGTTTGCCTTCTGGAACGCCCGCACGGCGGCATCCGTGTCCGGCCCGAATACCCCGTCAACGGTGATCATCCCGAGCTTGGTCTGCAAATCCGTCACATCAGCGCCGCTCATCGGCGGGTCGGTCAGCCGCAGGAAGCGGTGCGGCTCTGTTGGCGCGGGTCCCGGAGCCGCTGGCGCAGAACTAGCCGCAGCGGCTGCCTGATGCCTGGCATAGGCGGCGCCGATCATCGCGGCGTAGTGATCGACCTGGCCCGGTCCATTATAATGCAGCGCGAAGGTCGCCCAATCCTGATCCGCCAGCGCCGCGTCGAGACGGCCGTGTCGGCAGAATGCGACGAAAGCCGCCAGGTGCTGCGCTTCGCCTTCGCACATCGCGCCGACAAAGCTCTCAACGTCAGGGAAGCCACAGACGGCGAAGTTCTCGCCCATGACCTGAAACCGCCCCCAGCTCGCGCTTTGGAGCGCCGCCGTCCGGTCCAGCGCAATCGCCTCGGCGAGCCGATCGTATTGGTGCGCGCCGGCCGCCCCGTACAGCGATCGATCCCATGCCGGCGAACTGACGTTCGGATTGCTGCGGTCCCATCGCCCTGCGGTCAGGCCGTGGAAAGTATGAGCCTCGAAAAGTATCTTCGGGCGCCCATCGCCATTACCGAGAAAACCGCCGCCGGCGCTCTCGACATCGCAGACGGCCTCGACCGCGGCTAGGTCGCAATCAAGCGCCGTCGCGGCAGCCGCGAGGTCAGCCGGAGTAAGCGGCGTTGCTGCGCCGCGAAAATCGAGAGGAATGGTCATGTCACCGTCCATGAAGCGGTTGCTGATCGCGAAACCCATTGCCCGGCAGCATGAGCCTCGATCGCGAGCGTGGCAAATGGGGTGTTTGTCTGCGCATTCCCGCCCCCCGCGCTGTTCGTCCCGCCGATTGCGATCTTGTCCGTGCCTGCGCAGAGGATTTCGACCGTGAATGCGGCGCTCACCAGGAATTCGTAGCTGAGACCGCGGGCCGCAGCCGGAAGGCTGAAGATCACGGTCCCCGAGGCACCGATGTTGTCGAAATGCGTCCCGTTGTCGATCGTCGAAACCGTGTAATTCGTCGTCTTGCTGACCATAGGAACCGGAGGTCCGGTTCCTGGAATAAATGGCGCCGCAAACGGTGTGTAGTAATTAGCGCCACCGCTCAAAACCAAAGCAGCCCATCCACCAGGCAAGGTGAAGCTGCTCACGCCGTTAATAAGGCTAGTTGTTGGCGTTAGCGTGACGAGGCCGGATCCTTCATTGGCGACTATGAAACAAGCACCATCCTGGAAATTATTAGCAACCCCTGCTTGCGGCAACGTGACCGCAACCGGAGAAGCGTCATTAAAGACGACAAAACCGCCCTGATCGGAGGGCTGAATAGTATAGGCCGTGACCCCCGCATGGGCATGCAACGGGAAACCACCAACGATCCATCCCCCCAGTGTTGTTCCGTCCATCACATGAAGAGAAACATCATCAGTATTTACGACTAGTTGTCCAGGCGACCCTCCGACGCCATTGAAGGCGGCAATTGTTGCCGTCGTTCCGATTACCTGTTCAACCGGGATCATAGGCGTCCCCCTTATAGCGTTCCGAGATGGATATTATAGAGGAACGGACTGCAAGCGGCCGACCCTCCCGAATTCAAGTTCAATCCAGGCAAAACCGGCGATCCCAGCGCGCCCCAATTTTCGGGATTGCCCGCCAATAACCCAGCGAGGACGGCATTGTTCGATGGTCCTACCCCGGCGCCTGTCGGCGAATAGGTGTACGTGACGATGTTCGGATCGCTGAGCGATTGCACCCCGGCATTGTAATTATTGAAGCTCGTCATCTTCAAGTATACCGTCTCGCCGACGAGCTGCGGCGGAAGGGTGATATTCGCCACGGAGCTGTCAACCCGCAGGAACTGCGCCCCAGAAAGATGCGCGAGGCCCTGCGTGCCATAGAGGCCACGGTAAAGCCCCGTGAGGTTGTAGGCGTTCGGCCCGGTCAGCGTCGCCGTGGTGAAGGAAAGCAGCTCGATGCATCCGCTGGCGTCGATGATCGCGCAGAGGGTCGCACCGCCGGCCGCGATGGTCGCTGTCGTCGAAGAGAGTTGGCCGCCGCTTTCGAGCAACGTGACGGACAGGGTGTTGGTGCCGTCTGGATTGGCGCCCGTGTAGGCCGCCAGGTTAGCGGTCAGCGTGCCTTGCCGCGACGGGCCATTGATGGTGCCGATTTGGGTATAGACCCCGTTCGACGCCGCCGAGGCGTAGATCTCGCAGCCGCCCCAATTTGGATCGGCAACGCCGCTGATCGCGCTCGATGCGCCAATGACGATCGTCGGCGACGCTGTGCCTGCCGCGGCGAGCATCTGGGCTGTCGGCTCGAAAATCGCCGGCACGTTGATGGAATGCGCCGGCACATTGGTTTGGAATGTCGTTGTCGCGGTCGTTACCGGCGCGGGGAAAATAGTCGGCGCCCCGGCGCCCGCCGGGAATTCCTCCGCGACAATGGTGAGCGCGCTCTCTTCGTCTTCGTCGATCGACACGATGCGGAAGGTCATGTTGACCAGCGGCCCGCTCGTCACCTCGATTACGTCCATCGGATCGAAGAACGCAAAGGCCGGGGGCAGGCGAAATGTGACCTTGCGGCGGATGGACATATTGCGCCGGAGTTGGACCGTCGCTGACGCCTGCGCATATCCACCATGACTAAACTCATGCGCGACCTGCGCGTTGTCAATGCGCGGGCCGTAAAGCTCAATCGCGACCTCGTCTGAGTCCTGCTCGATGTTGTCGTTGAATTGGTTTGACTGATCGCGAAAACTCACCCGAACGTAGTTATACACGTCGGATGGATCGCTGCGCTCAAGCGTGACCGGCTCTTCCTCGGGGTTTTTCGACTGGAGGAAATGGTCATCGGTGAAGGCGATAATCGGATCGACGATCGGAACAAAATACTTTTGCAGGACGCCGGTCGGATTGGGCCATGTATAGCCAGGATTAGATGCGTTCGGTTCATCCCAATAGGGAATGAATTTGAGCGTCGCGCCGGTCCAAACAACCGCAACGGCCATGTTCTTTGTCCAGCGGTCGATGATCGAGGATGCCGACTCCGCGCTGTTAATGTATTCCGACCAGCCGAACCCGATGGCTTGGCAATAGGTCTGAAGAGTGCCGTCGCCAACAGCCGGAATGGACGATGATGTGGTCGAAAAGATGCTCGGGTCGATCAGGTCAGCCGGAAAGCCGGCACCGTAGCGCGGGTTTGTCAGGAAGTCATTGATGCAAAGCGCCGGGTCAGCGTCCACGAGGCCAGCTGCATAGCTGACAAAGAACTGCCCGTCGTTGTTCTGGTAGCTGCCGGTGTAGGTCGATGGGAAGAGCGGACAGGTGCCGGCAAACGCTCCCAACGGAACGAAGTTGATCTGCGGCGGCGTCGCGGTCGAGTCGAGTTGCATGTTCGGCAACCCGACATAGCAGGTGTCTTTGTACCCGCGCGCGTCGGCCGGCCATAGACCCTCAACATAAGTCCATGGTTCCTGATCCGGGCCGCCGGGGAAGAATGTCGCATTTACCGGGATATCGTTGGGCTGCCCGGACTTGCCAACCTGGCTGTTCGGGTCCACCTCGGAGAGCGCGAGGTTGAACGAGATGTTGCTGTCGTAGTACATCGCGATGATGTTGCCGATCGGCCCTTCGCATATCGCGATCACCAGCGTCGCGTAGTAGAGAGACTGCTGTGAGGTATTTTTGCCGCCGGTGAGAAGGCCCTTGCCGCCCTTTCCGCCACTGGTGTTTACTTGGACACGGTTAAACCCGTTCGCATAAACGATATTTCCGGGAACACGCGGCGCGCCGTAGACTATGGCAATGGGAAGCGCTTGAACCGCGGACTGGATCTGCGTTCCGTAATAATTTATGACTCCATACTTTTGCTGCGAGAAACCCATCTGGAGCTATCCCCACAAGCTGAAATACTTGCGCGGTAGCTTTGCCATCGCCCGCGGCCCGAGCGTGCAGCGCTCAACGTTCTCGATCCTTACGCCTTCCGGCGAAAGCGAATGCACCACGCGCGGCCAGTCGATCACGATCGCGCCGTGCGAGTAGACGCGGCCGAACCGGAACATGACGACATCGGCCGGCTTCGGTGGCCCATCGATCTCATGCGCATGCGCCAGGACGTAGTTAAGATAGACCTCGGCGTTCGAGTGCAAATGGTGCTGAGGATTGTAGTATTCGACCTCACGATCTGGAATGGCTCCCACCTTGGAATAGACCGCTAGCAGCAGAAGGCCACAGTCAACCCCGGCACCTTTGCAGCGCTGACCATCAACATAAGGCGTCCGCAGCCATTGTAGACTTTCTGCAACGATCGCGGCGCGCATTTCTTCTTCGTTCATAATGAAACCATCACCGGCGGAACCACGTCAAAGCCGCGAAAATTCGCCGTGTTCCCGAATTTGGTTCCGCATGTGTTGAATGATTTTTGACACCCCGGATAGATCGTGAAGGTGTCGCCTGGGCTACACGCGGCGTTGAGCGGATAGGCGAGGTAGACGTTGTTCGCATCGTTGGTGTCCAGGGTTGCCATCAGCCCGTCATTGACGCCGCTGGAGAAGATGATGCGCCCGCGCTGGTAGTTGGGCAATCCGTCGCCTCCCGTGCGCGTGGCGACGCCGCCTGCGACCGGGATCACCTTCTGCGTCGGCGACGCGCCAACGGTCCCAGTGACCGCATAGGACGAGGCCAGGAGCGTGCAACCAACGCCCGCGACGTGCGTCGTCACGCTGTCGTCAAACAGCGACCACAGGCAGCTCGGCTGATAAAAGTTCCGCGGCATGTCGATGTTGAGCTTGACGAGCGGCGACTTCACCTTGAACTGCACGCTGGCTCGGCCGAGCTTTTCGATCTTGCTCATGTAGCCGAGGAACATCGGCCACGCCGCGATCGGCGGCGCCAGGATGTCAGCCGCGACGTTGCCTGTCGTCGGCACCCAGACGATGCGGGTGCGCTGGATCGTGCCGCCGTCCATCAACCCCTCTGCCATCCCGGTGAGGAACGCCGCACCGAACAGCGTATCGGTCGGCGATGCCCAGATGGTGCAATCCTGCTCGTCGACCGAGATGCCGACGGCGATCTTCATACGGAGCCCATCGATGCGCAGGCCCCCGGATTTGTAGTCGTTCCCGGCATAGGCGATATCGGTGTCGAAGTCGGTGAAATAGTCGGTGAGGCCGGTCGCGGACGTGAATTTGTAAACGTGAGCGATGATCCATTGGCGCTGCCCCGCGACCAGCGCCAGGATGTACATCGAGTTCGTCGGGAGCTTCATGGCTTGTGCGGCGCGTTGAAGCCGGGAATATACAGCGAGCGCTGGCCGAAGCACCAGGGCGACGGCTCGCACTTGGCCGGCGCATCGCGCGGCACGCCGGCCAGCCAGCCGCGGGTGATCGCCGCTCGCGCCGCCTCGCACGTCGGCAGGGATTTGGCGCAGTCGCGCTCGCCGGGAAGCACGAGGGCGTAGTCTCCGCTGCCGGCTGCTGAGGCCAGTAGCACGAAGGCGACGGCGAGGATGGCGCTGCGGGTCATGGCTTGCAACTCTGGAACTTACATGACTTCAACTGCCATAAATTATAGAGGAATTGTTCATAATTCTGCGAGTCGTCCGTGAACCGGCATCGGTAGTAGAAGCTGAAATCCATCGCGATCGCAACACCGGCGCTCGGCGCAGTCGTGAAATTGACATGGCTCCCCGAGAGGTCGTTGGTCACGGTCCAGAGCGATGACGAGAGCGGGGTGCCGTTCAGGTAGACCGTGATCATCTGCCCGAGGTTGACGCCGCCGACCGGCTCGACCCGAGCGAGAGGCCCGCTGCCCCAGGTGCGGTAGATGCGGAAGACGGTCGTGACGCCGTCGCCGGTGGCGACGGCCTGGCTCATGCGGCTGTCGTCTTCGAGGTCGTCGAAATAGAATTCCCCGTAGGCGCCGTAGCACGTCAGGAAAAGCTGCGAGATCGCTTCAAGCTCGACGTGGGGCGCGTTCGGCGCGTAGGGAGAGATGTTCTGCGTCTGCTCGCGCAGCCACGACTCTTCGCCGAATTGAAGCTCGAATTGCCAGTTGGGATAAACCTGGCGCGCGCTCTGGTACATGCGGCCGGTGACGGACTTGTGTTCGGTCGCCGCGAACAGGGGAATTTTCTTGACCGGGAAACCCTGCGGGATCAGCGCCGGGAAGACGGGTGCAGGCGCAGGAGGCCAATTCACGAATGACAAAATGAATGCTCCATCTTAGCCGCTAGGCGGCCAGCCGCTCGCGAACGAAAGCGGAGGCGAAGTTTGTTCGGACAAAACGCTGCGGAACTTGATTTTGACCGTCCAGCGGTCCTTGTAGAACTCGCTGTAATCGTGCTGGTCTTCGGCGAATTGACATAGGTAATAGAAGCTGAACGTCGCCGTGATCGCCGCGCCGGACGCCGGAGCCAAGGTGAAGATTAGGGTGTTGCTACCAGAAACCGAATACGTAGATGGTGATTGCGTAACACCAGCAACCTGGACGCTCGTCATGACATTGACCCAGCCGACCGGCTCGGTGAATTGCAGTCCGCCATATCCCCATGTGCGAACAATCGTGAATGAAGTTGTCCCACCGTCGCCGGTGCCGATGGGCTGATCTGCGCGAGAATCATCCCACCACGCATCGAAAAGGAATTGCCCGAACTGCCCGATGCTCGCGATGAAAAGCTGCGACAGCTTCATGAAGTCGGTGAAGCCGGCGAGGGAGCCAAGCGTTGCGTTCTGCGTCTGGTCGCGCAGTGTCTCGAAATTGATCTCGAATTGCCAGATCGGAAGCTGTTGCTGCGGCGCGCGCATGTCGCGGCCGGACGAGATGCGGCCCTTCACGCTCGCCATGCTCGGCGTCACAATGACAGGTAAGCCCCACGGCAGAGTTGGGAAGACCGGCGGAGGATCGATTAAATAATACTGAACCAGAAGCTCTTCAAGAACGACCTGTGACGCTCGTGCGTTGGAGTCCTTAACCAATATCTCAAGCACGGCCTGTGATGCCCGCGCGTTTGATACCGTTACCGCTGAGGATAGTTCTTCTAAAACAACCTGCGAGGATCGAGCGTTGGAACTAGCTGTAGCGAGTTCTTCGATAGCAACCTGAGAGGCGCGTGCGTTGGAAATCATTTCTTAGGCCGTTGTCGCGTAGCCGATTTTCATTGCATTGACGTTCGCAGCAGTCAGAGCGATGCCACCGTTTGGATCAACTATGTAAACGTCGTGCTGGTAGGTGTAAATGCCATTGAGAACATTGCTTGTACCAGCTAATTCAGTCGCATTGGATAGGATTTGGCTTGCCATAGCACGAGTGCCGGCGCTGTCCTGCCGATAGGCTCCGGTCACTTGCAATGCGATGGGAACTAGTCCAGTTGGCATCGTCGTTATTGTGAATAAATCCTTGTGGCCCACGGTGGCGTCATAATTGTATGTCGTATCTGAGTCCATCGCGGTTTCCTGGACCTGCGAAACGTTTGTGCTCGCTGCTGGAGTGTATTGGGGCGAACCGGAGGCCGCGACCGGGAACGCAGTGAACACTCGCGTAGGGCCAACGAAGGTATTAAAGGAGCTAGTCGTCGTGTCGCAGATGTAGAAATCGTCGATTGCCGAGGCATTATTATTTCCGACTGCCGCATATGGCTGCACGGTGTCGAATGTAGAATTCGTCCCCGCCTGAGTGTTTAGTCCAGTGAGATTAAGAACCGACACGCCATTGATCATTATATTGACCACGCCAACCGTCGCCGATATTTTTATATCGGCTTCAAAATAAAACCACGCGGCTGATGTGAAGGCATTATTTCCAGTTGCGCCAAGCAGCGTTGATGTACCTCTATAAACCGAAATGACGCCATTGTTGTTATCAAAATTGATCGTCACCTGCGGAGTTGATGCTGACTGTAATGCGCTATCCCACACTACGAGTTGATGCGGGATGGTGGCTGGCAAATAAAGCGCGTAGCCGATAAAGGCTTCTGCCAGCGACGCAGTTAACACCCCGGTGAGAGTACCATAAGATCCTAAATTAATTGCTCTTCCGCCGTAACGTCCGGCAACAAAAGCTACTGCAGATTGCGCTCGCCACTCGAACGGCCCGAAATTGGCGATAAGGTCGGTGGTATTGTTCTGATGATCGAAGCCGTCGATGTAAAGGAGGGCCATCTGATTATCCCCTAAAACCGTTCCTCATCGCGTTGCGAGCGTACCCCTCAAAGGCGCTCCCATGCGAGCGCAAAGTCCCCTCGACCTCGCCGCGCGACATGCCTCCGAACCGGCCGCTCATCTGCGGGGAATAGTTGAAGGTGTGGTTGCCGCCGCTGTTGTTGGTCGTATTGCCCGTCCCGGCGAGGTTGTCATTGCTCGGGCGCATGCTCCCCGGCGACAGGCCGGCATGCGCAGCGCCTTGCACGGCTGCCGATATGTGCGCGGGCAGCACCATCTCGTTCGGGTGCAGGATCGCCATCTGGCCGCCGCCGGAGATCATGCCGCCCGCGGCTGATGGGATGATGCCGCCCTGGGCACCGAACAGTGCACCGATCAACGGGATTTTGCTCAACAAACTTGCGCCGCCCGCAGTCGCCTGAGCCGAACTGTTTGCCGTCGTGGCGACCGTGTTCGCCGTTGTCGCGACGGTGTTCCCCACGTTCGCGAGTTGCATCGTGGTCGTGGCCGTGCCGGCAAGCTGGGTCGCGCTCGTCACGGTCTTCGTCGTCGTTTCCGCCAGGCCAAAGGCGGAACTTAGATTTTTGCCAAAGCTGGATAGCTGCGAGATGACCCCGACGGCGCCGAGGATTTCGCGCGTCGCCGGTGAGAGCCGGCTGCCGAACAGCGCGGCGGCCGATGACGCGATCCCGAGGCCCTGGGTGAAAAGCTGCAATCCCGACGACGCATTCCCGGAGCCGCCGCTCCCGCTGCCGGACGATCCGCCGGTGCCTTTTTGCGCCGCCGTCGTGGTCGCCTGCGTGCTTTTATCGACGGATGTCTTGAGCGCGTCGGTCGCGGTCTTGTCCTGCCCGACCGAGCCGTTGAGTTGCTGCGCCTGCGTCGTGCCGGCCTGGGTGACGCCGATGCCCTGCTGAGCAACCGTCGCGCTCGCCTGCGCCTGCTGGGTGAGGTTGCGCAGCCCGGTGACAAGCTGCGGGTCTTGCGTCGCGGCGCCGGTGCCCGCGCCCTGGCTGCCAGCCGCCGCCATCAACGGCTTGTCGCTCGACCAATCCCGCAGGCCGTGCTGCTGATAGTCCGCCTGGAAAACCCGGTCCTGCGATGATTTGCTGAAATCGGTGACGCCGAGTGGCTTCGCGTATTGATCCCATGTCTTCGGCTCGAACTGGTAGGCTCCGGCAGCATGGCTGCGGCCGGCTGGTCCCATATTGCCGCCCCATTGCGGAAAGCCTGTCGCACTCAGCGGCGCGTTCGATAGGTCGGTTTGGCCGTACCCGACATTGTAGTTGCCGTGGCTCTCGTATTTCCGCACGAGCGCTGCTGTCTGGTCAGTGTCGCCGATGCCGACCGCGCCCGGCTGCGTCAGCGCGCCGCCAGGAACCATCGTGCCGGGGGCGCCAGTTCCAGCCCCTGTGCCAGTCCCGCGCGCCTCGCGCTGCCCCTTCTTCGTGTTGGCCGCAATCTCTTTCAGGATGCCAGTCTGGACATCGAGGGCCTTTTTCTCGTCCCCGAGAGCGCTAACGACGCGCTCCTGCGCGGTCTTTGGCGGCTCCTTGTACATACCGAGCGCTTTTTCGAGCGACAGCCCGAGCGCTGACCCGAGGCCGCCGCCCTCCGGCAGCTTGACGCCGGCCATGTCCGCGAGCTTGCCGCCGAGGAATTTTGATCCCTCGCCCATGACGCCCTTGACCGCATCGCCGATCAGCCCGGTCACAAGCTGCTTCTCGGCCGCCCGGAAAGTCGTCGTCCGGGTCATGCTTTCGGTGATGAACTTCTCGAGAGCATCGCCGGTCGTGTCGAAAAAGCTCGTGAAGGTCTGCGCTCGCGCCTTGTTCTCAGCGTCGATCTTCGATGTGATCTTTTCCTGGTACTGCGCCTGCGTCTCGGCGTCCTTAGCGTAAAGCTCGGCCAGTTGCTCGTTGAGCTTCTGGCGTTGCCCCAAGGTCAGGTCATCGGCCTGGAGCGCGGCGATGGTGCGCTGCTCCTCCTGCGCCATGACCTGCGATGTCAGGGTCGCCTCGGCCGCGAGTTCCTGATCCTTGGCCGCGCTATTCGCCGCGACGCCGGTTTGAAGCTGGGCGCGCTTCATCGCCAAGCCCATGTTGGCGATGCGGTTCTGCGCGGTCAGGTTCTCTTCGGCGGAGCGGAATTGCTCGGCCTGAGCGCTCTTGATCGCGGTCTGAAGCTGTTTCTGCTGCTCGATTTCCTGAAGTTGCAATCCAGCCCGGGCCGGCGCTTGTTGAACCGTCGGCAGCTTTCCAGCCTCTGCACTCCGCGCCTGAAAAGATGTTTCGATATCGCCCTTCGTAAGCGTTCCCATCGCCTGCTTCGCCCGCAGCTTGGCTTCCTCGTTGCGGATGAAGGTCTCGTAATCTGCCCGCGCTTGTTGCGTCGCCGATCGCTGCGAAGCGCTGGCTTCCATGTTCTTGAGTTCGAGTTGCTTGCCGACTAACTCCGCGCGCAACTGCGTGATCTGCTGGACGGTCAACTTTTCGATGCCGACCCGCTGATCGCCGGCCCGCTGCGCTGCATCGACCTCTTTTTGCAGCACGCCAATCTCAGCGCTAAGCTCGTTCTTCCGCAGCGTGGCGATGTCCGCAGCGCCCTTGGCCGCCGCCTGATAACCTGCCTGTTCGACGCGCTCGCGAATGCCTTGCATCGCAGCAGGATCGGCTGCGCGCGCGCCGCGCTTGGCGATTTGCTGATCTTCGAGCGCGAGGTGCTCTTTCAATATATCGAGGGCTTTTTGGGCACCCGCAGCGTCGCCGGTCTGATTGTCAGATATTGCCTTTTGCAGACGTGCAATCTCCGCGGCGGTTTTTGCTCTTTCGGCATCAATGCCGCGCAAAGCCGTGGTATCGGCAATCAGTTTCGAGGTGTCGGCCTCTTCCTGCGTCGGAAGATTAAGCGGAGCCGGCAATGAACGAGTCAGAGCTGCGCCAGTCGGAATCGACGCGAGCGCACCTAGAGGATCGTCCCCCCGTTTAAGCTCCTCAATGAATTTTTTCTGGTCGGCAGCAATTTTCTGCTGCGCTGCTCCGTATCGTTGGGAAATTCCCTGCGCAGCGAGGTCAGACGCCTTTCCCCAATCATGCGTCGCGATGGCGGTTTCAAATGCCGTATAGGCTTCCCCAGCGAGAAGATGACCTTTCTCGACAACCGACTGCAAAGCGCTCGGCGATGAAAATATCCGAGCAAAGCCTTTTGCCGCCTTCCCTTCATCACCGCCGAATTGCAGTTTGGCCCACGCCTCGGCGACGCTGGCAAGAGATTGCCTGGCACTATCCGATAGATGCGGAATGTTTTCGAGCGCGACCGCTAAGCCCCGCGCCTCAGTACGGCCAGCCCAGCCGCTCTCATATATCGTGTCGCGCAGTTTGGCATAGCCTGCTTCGGCCTCGGCCGGAGCGCGCCCCATGACGATTGCCGCGGCGTGCACGTCGGCTAATGCCTGTTGAGCTTGATGCGCGTCGCTGATGATTTCGTAAAGCGCAACAGCTATCGCACCGAGGCCAACTGCCGCCGCAATTCCTGCGGCAATACCTGTCGGTCCCAATGCCCCGATAGCCGCCCCAGCGAGACCAGAATCCCGCATCATGGCGATGAATGATGACGCCATCGCCCCCCGCGCGTGACGGAAGCTTTCGTCAACAAGCGCGACAGCATGTCTCGCGGTTTGCCCGTAATTCAGCGCGGCGGCCCCGGCTTTCTGGAAGGCTGGCGCCATATCGGCCGCCGCGGCATGAGCCGTTCGCAGACTGCGCGCGGCTTCCGTCGAATCCGCACCGAGAGCGGCGAACGCGCTCTTGAAAACCGCAGCGCTGCCGGCGGCTGATTTGAACGTATTGTCCAAGCCGCGGGTGTCGGCAGCGAGGCCGCTGACGCCGCCTTGCGCGGCTTGAGCCGACGCCCGAATGCGTTGCAGCGAGGCATCGACTTGGCTGACAGCCGCTCCGCTGCCGCTTTCCCTCGTTACGATACCGACCCGTACCGTGCCATCATCGGACATGGCGCCCTCCACAAATGAAAAGAGCGCCCCGAAGGGCGCTCGCCGTCAGAATGCCGCCGTCCCGCCGGGACGCAGCCCAAATGCCGTCACAAGGCCGCCAAGCCCCATCGGGTCCGGCGGCAGGTCACCGACGCGCTGCGCGGCCTTCTTCTCCGCCAGCCGCGCCAGCACCGCCTGATATGCCTCTTCCTCGGTCTGCGGCTTCGGCTGCCCCGCAGCAGCGCCGTCGAACCGCGGCGCCGGGTCGCGCGTGTGCGATACCCCGGCGGCCGGCGGCTTGTACTTATGCTCGGCCGCGACGAACCAATCAGCCGGCGGCGTCTGCGACCATTGCGCGTGTAGGAGCTTGTACCAGCGCAGCGACAGGTCGCGCTTTATGACGCGAGGATGTCCGCCGCAGATGTTTCGGACGGCAAGCTCGGCGCAGAGCTTGTCGATGTCCCAGTCCCAAGATCGGCCGCCGGAGGCGCCACCGGCGTCTCCGGGATCGGAAAACCCGAGGCGCGCAACAGCCCGTTCATCTGGCCCGCGAGTTGCGCCGCCTCGCCGCCGGTGCACATGCGTTTCAGGACTTCCGCCGTCAGGTCGCGCCGCGCGGCTGGACCTGGATTCGCAAGTTGGTGCGCGACGATCGCGATCACGTGGCCGGCGTAATCGACCCAATAGAGGCCAGCATCGAGCGCTTGCATCGACGCTCTGGTTTCCTCCAGATCGGCGAAACTCAGTGCCGGCACGTCAATATCGACGCCGCCGATCCTGAATTTGACCGTCTCGGGCGGCAGCGCCATGAATGTCCGTTGCCGTCCCGCCATCGCCGGCCCCTTCAAAGTTGAGGCCGACGATATAGCGCAACTATGATCAGAACGCCATGCTCAACGATCCAACCACATTCGCGGCGTTCGCGAAGGAGCTGAAATCCAGTTCCTCGTACCAGTAATCATCGAGGCGCGACGGGAAGGTCAGCCGGCTGCTGATGCACTGGTTGAGCACGAGCTCAAGTTGGTAGCCCTCGAACACGTCCACGAGTGTCACGGAGAACCGCGGCGTCGTGCCCATGAAGGGGTTGCCGATGGCGATCGAATTGCCGGTCGCCACGGTGTAATCGTAGTTGACGAGGACGCCGGTGCCGATATCCGCCGACGCAAAGGTGTAGACGCCGGTCGACGCCACGAATGCATAGACCCCGATGCCGGTCGCCGTCGATCCGGCGGTAAGCTGGACACCCGTGGCCGTGTAGAAGACGCCCTGATCGGAGAGCGGCGTCGATGACGACAGTGCGACGGTGTAGCTGAGCGCGGCCGTGCCGGGAATGAACGCCTCGCCCGGCGGGATAGTGATCTTCGTCTGACCGGCGCTGAGGGTCTGCCCGAAGAACAGGTCGTTGAACGTCGCGGCCTGAAGCGTCGCCACCTTCGCCTTCCCGGTGATCTTCGTCTTGCCGCGCGCCGCGTCCACCGGGTATTGGTAGGAGCCATAAAGTTCTTTCACGTCCCCACTGAACTCAATAGTTATGTCCTGCAAGGTACCGAACCGCCGCGGAGTAGCGATGAGCGGCGCGAGGTCCGTTCGCGTGCCGGTCATGAAGCCGGCGCCAAACCCGAATTGACTCATATCGATCTCCACCGTGAGGGCAAAAGAAAAGGGCGCCCCGCGAGGGACGCCCAAGTTTTGGAAGGAAACGCGCCGGCCGCAGCCGACGGCGGCAGCCTACCGCTTCATCAGTTCCGTTTCCAGCATCGTCTTCAACTGCGGCAGCGCGGCGCCGAGATGGTTCCACGCGGCGGCTGACTGCGCGAGCGGCGAGTTTCGGACATAGCGGTCGATCCAGGCGGACGACGCGACCGTCCAGGCGATATCGAAGCTCTCGCCAGCGGTGATCGGCGCAGCCTCGGCGCCAGGTGCGGCTAGCCCGTGTTCGTCGGCGGTGAAGCCGGTCGTCGGTGCTTCGGACATTGGTGCTCCCTCAGAAATTTGTCGATGTCGGAAGTAGGATGCGAACGGGAAGTACCAAAAGGCCCTGCCCATCGATATCCCCCGGATCGCGGACGTAGTTGCTCGCGGTCGGATCGATCCTGACCCAGCCGCTCGGGTCGAGCAAGCCGCCCAAGGTCTGTTCGTTGCGCGCGGTCCCCGGCGGCGGTTTCAGCACGGCCTCGATCGATCCGGTGAGCGTGTCGAGGATCTGATCGCCGATGATGTCGTCATCGCCTGACGGGAAGAAAACCCATGCGCCGGCCAAAATGTAGATGCGAGGCGGTAGCCCACCGCCCCGGCGCTCATAGGTTTCGTGATGTTGCGCTATAAACAAAGCGGGTTGCTGAGATTTGTCAATTGCTCCAAACATCTTCAACCGCTGAGACGCATAGGCCCACGTAGAAAATGAATTTATAGGCTCACCAAATGTCGCAGTTTTAAGCAAATTGAATAGTGACAACTTAACTTGCGATCTAAAATCAAGGGGCATTACGATATCCTGGCGAAATCGCCATGCAACTCTTTTGCCGCCCTTACATATTTTGCCGCCCTTACATATGTCAAGTGCGCCGCTTCTGGTGTCGAGTGCAGCCCCAAATACTGCCGTTCTCCGTTGAGGGAAATCGCGGCTTGCCAATAATCCTTACCACTGCAGCAAACTTTGTAGACGCCCTTAAACCCGCTGGAGTTGTTGGACTGCGCGCGACGATTGCAAAGATTTTCAGATCGGTTTGCTTCGCGAAGATTATCCCATGCGTTATTAGTTGTGTCTAAATCGATATGATCTATTTCATCAATCGGCCAAGCTCCGGTCATCCAAAGCCAAACCAACCGATGAGCAAAATAATGTTGGTAGTCGATGACGATAAGCACGCGCCCAATGGCATTCACGCAGCCGGCTTGTTTCCCCGCAAATCGGCCATTCCATTGCTTGCGTTGGTCAGATCGATGTCGCCAGCGGAAGATGCCAGTGATCGGATCGTAATCCAGAACCTCTCGTAACCGCTCTGCGGTCATGCCGTCCCGCCGCGCGGCTGTCATGCGTTCGACCCTCCGCTCGCGACCCCGCGCGCCACGGCCGCCTTCAACTCGGCGAATATCGCCGGCCGCAGGTCCGCGAGGCTCGCCCGAGCATATGATCGCTCGGGGAGCGGCGGGTGATGCACCCGCATGGCGAACACCGTATCGCTCAGCGCCATCTTCCCGGACGCCAGCACGCTCGCCAGCGCCTTCCCACCGGACAGGAACGCCAGCACGCGCGCGTTGACCGGCACGATGTCATAGGCGGCCTTCCCGCCGTATTCCTGGACCCGCGCGTATGGCGTCGGCCCGACCGAAACCTCGCCGGACACCTCGCCGAACCCGACTTCCACGCGGCTCTGCACCGATCCGACCAGCCGGCCCGATCGCGAGAACAGCGGATTGCCGCTCGTCAGCCGCTCGATGATCCGCGCCTTCAACTGCCCGGTCAGCATCTCGACGCTGGCGACGATCTCGGCCTCGACGCGCTCCGGCATCGCCGAAAGCGTGGCGACGACGTGATCCAGGTTCTCGATCTTGATTTCGATGTCGATCACGGCCGGCTCTCCACCGCGCTCTCGTAGACGCCCGTATGCCGGAACGCAGCCTCAAGCTGCCCGATCGCCGCGACCGTCGCCGCGGTCCCGTAGCGCTGCCAGAACGCGAGGATGCGGTCGGCGTCGATCGGGAACGGCGAGTGCGCGATCAGGCGCCGCGCCTCCGCGGGGAGGTCGTCGTAGGCCGAAAGCTCATCGCGGAAGTCAGCCGGCATATCAGCGCTCGTGGTCGGAGGTTTCCCAATAGAGCGACCCGAATGGCGCGCTCCGATCGCAATCGCGATAGGGATCGTCGATCAGGAACGCCAGCGCGCGCAGCCAATTGGCGATCTTCATGCGCAGGCGGCTCAAACGGATGCTCCCATCGCAGGTGGGATGACGGAGCAATACGGCCCCAGCGTCGCCTGCACGAACTTGTTGATGGCCGAAAGATCGTAGGACATAACCTCTTGCCCGGCAAGCGACTGGCTGCGCACCCCGACGCGCCGCCGATACGACGCGCGCTCCGAAATGAACTCGATCGCAGCCTGCTCCACATCCGCCGGGATGAAGCCGTAGCTGATCAGCAACCCGGTCGAAACGTCCGCCGCGTTGAAGGTGTAGGCCGTGGTCGGCGATGATGGCGCGTCCGGCGCCGGCGCAACGTACTGTCCGACACCTGGCGCGCCGCTTGTGATGGCCGTCAGCGCGGCGCCGGCCCCGGCATAGG